GTCCGTTATAACTTTTGGTTATGACGATATGCGGATGTATGGGATGGTTTATGACAGTGATTATCGGATGAATGAAGGGTGCTCAATCCTGCCCCGCATTGCCACCTTAAAGGCGTTTTAAACGGCAACCAATACCCGCATAGCCCCCACGAGCCAGAGCGGCTAGAATCGCCTCCTAGGTGGCTTATACGCTATATATGGTTTTGCGTATATGATGGCTGCATAGCCAGCGTATCGGACACCTCCACCGTATCGGACCTCACCTCCACCAAACAACCCTTCTCCCCCGCCGGCAAAGCTCCGTTGCGGCATAGGTGCTGCAAGATCGTGGCAACCACCGTATCGGCCACAACCATGCAGGCACCACCACCACGGTTTGCCATCACAAGCCAACAAGCAAGTCTTCGCCTTGCTGACCACAGCACGGCCAGCATACCCGCATCCGCACCTTCGAGCGGATAGTCGCGAATCGCAACCTCTCTCTTTATATCTATAGGTATATGAGGTCATATCTTCTCTTGTGTAGCTTGACCGTCGCTTCGCTTCCGGTCGCACACCGAGAAGATATGACGGCGATGCTTTTCTCTCTTTCCTTCGAGATGGCAGATTATTGGAGAGAGTGTCTCATGGAGTTATTTACCACCCCATTCTAGAAATACAAAAAAGAGTTATTTACAAGTCTCATCGAACAATGCATTCGCCACGTATTCTAGAAATACAAAAAAGGACTTCTTTATTTAGAAAAAGTCTCGATCAATCCTTCCGAATAATAAAAAACATCAAAAAAGGGTTTTACCATCGCAAATAGTACTAGTATAATATATACCACCACAAAAAACACAGGTATCTGACATGGGAAGCAACGAGATTCCGAACACGAAGCGTGCGATCACGGTGAGATGGGACCCTGAAGGATCGAACATCATCCCTCGCAACCACGACCTGAAGCCGAGGGGCGTGAAGCCGATGGGCATGAGGGAAGGAGCGGTTCCGAGGACGCCGTTCCAGGCTCTCAGGATGATGACCTCGATGAACCAGACCGAGTGGTCCATCGTGAACCAGGTCTCCATCGGGACCATCACTCACGCCGAGTCCGGCAAGGTGATCCCGACGGTGTCTCTGGCCAAGCGGATGCAGGAAGAGGCCAGGCAAAGATGCATCGCCGTCACGCTGGACGAGCTGTATCAACACGTGGTACCTCACGGGTTATCCGGCGAGTGACGAGCGAAACGGGTCGCGATCTCGAAAAATTGATTCGCGTACCTTATCTTTAATACTCTTCTCTAAGATACTCTACCAGTAATATAGAGTATCTTAGACTAATAGAGTGTATCTTAGTTTATAGAGTACTACTTTATAATACTTACTTACTATACATAGATTTAAGACAAACCCCCCTTCCGGGGTGGTTGTAGCTTAAACCTATAAAAAGCGGTTGTCAACGATTTTTGTATCCTGATGTTTCTGCTGATCTTTTCATGAAAGAGTTTAGAATAGCATCACAAACAATTGTAGTTGCATGTCAGACAAATGTTTGTTATAATGGGTCCATATTGAATGGTTGGAGAAAGAGCGATGATAGATCTGAAGCGATGCCAGTTTTGCGGTGGATCGGCCGAGTTGGAGTACGCGCCTCTGGACGACGACTCGTTCGCTGAAGAAGACGGCTACGTGTGTTGCGCGTGTTGCAGCCTCACGATGTTCGGACACGACCGCGAACATACCGAGATGAGGTGGAACGCGAGAGTCGAGGTAGACGAGGAGGCGAAGGCATGAGAGGTTTTTCGGCCATCGGTCTCGACAACCCGAAATGCTATGAGAACGTCGGAGGAGTGATTCGCGCGGCCGGATGCTATGGGGCGGCGATGGTGGCGATATCGGGTGGCCGGATGCGACATTCGGCGACGGACACCGGAAAGATGTGGCGGTCGATGCCGGTCATCGAAACGGAAGACTTGAGGTGCGCGATCCCTTATGGATGCGTTGCCGTGGCTGTCGATCTGGTTCCTGGCGCTCGGAGCTTGGTCGGATACACCCATCCGGAGCGGGCGTTCTACGTTTTCGGTGCCGAGGACGCGACGCTCGACGAGTCCGTGCTGTCGTGGTGTCGCGACGCGGTGTACGTGCCGACCCGGTTCTGCATGAACCTCGCCGCGACGGCGAACGTGATCCTGTACGACCGCATGTCGAAGATAGGAGGAAAGCCCGTTAACGAACGGTTCCAGATCGCTGCGAAAGATGCTCCATAGAGCGCGATTCTTGCGACTTTGATGACGGACCCTTACATATCAATTACCTTGGATGAATGAGCGTGGAAATCAAGAACGCGGTGATCGATTCGGCGGTGATCAGTTCTTATGACGGGTTCCTGACCGTGGTGCTGCAACTGAGATACGGCGGTGGGTGCGAGCAAGTCTTCGGCGGTCGAGCGCTTTATTTCCCGCCTCGCGACATCTCTAACGCGAGCGTGGCCGGACACTTCGTCTGGCGCTCGATGGAGGTCGCCGGAGCGAGAGAGTGGTCGGAGATGAAAGGCAAGACGATCCGCGTGAAGGCGGACGACGAGTCGGTGTCGGCCATCGGACACATCATCGAGGAAGACTGGTTCTGTCCGTCGGACGACTATCGCGAGGATCGAGATGTATGAGAGACGACGACGGAACGAGATGTATGACGTCTGAGAGGCTGATAGAGTTGCTGTCGCTGCTACCTACAGAAAGCAGGGTGGCTGTTAACTGGGTCGGCAACCTGCTGGCGATGACGGACGGCGGACGGCCCATCGCGTACATAGACTTCGGAACAGAGTCGCTGTGCCGGTACGACGACATCGAGGAGACGACATGAAAAAGATCGAAGACCCGAGCAGCACGACATTGAAGCGCATCGCGGATATCGCGCACGGAGGCGGACTGCTCGATCTCGACAACTTCGATACGCTTTGCGCGATTCGACTGTTGACGCGAGATCGCTACGATGTCGAGCGCACTGACGAGCAGGAAAAGCTTGACGTGCATGACGCGATCTCTGCGGCGGCGGCGATTATTATCTCAAATGAGAAAGCGAAATGAAAAAGATCGAAGACCCGAGCAGCACGACGATGACGGTCAGGCTATCCGTCGAGAGCAAGGAGCTGTGGAAGCGTCTCGCCGAGCGAGACCACCGGACGGTCGGCAACTACATGGAGTGCCTGCTGAAAAGGATCGAGGAAAAGGATTTCTGTCTGGCAGACGTGATGGACCAGCTCGACGTGATCAAGACGATGCTGAAGCCGAAGGAGAAGAAAGAGACGGTCTCGAAGAAAGATCGGTTCGAGGAGCTGTACATGATGGACATCACCGCCAGCGACGGGTGCGAGATCATGGAGCGAGGCTCGTGGATGGATTGGATCGATCACCTGAGAAAGATGGGCGTGCGCTGCAACGAGTACGTGCTCGAAAAGCACGCCAACATGTTTAAAGACCACTACACCGACGGCTGGAACATCGATTATCTGGTGGAGGACCTGATCAAGCGTGGCGCGAAGAGCATCTACATCCACTCGGATCTGCACAAGAAGTGATTCTCTACCATGAGAACTCCACACACGTCGTGCGAGCGAGGAAAGCGCGTGCTGGTAAAAACAAAAGATGGAACCAGATACGTCGGCAAATTCGTAGAGCGCAGATCGAGACACGTCGTTCTCGATAATGCGGTCATCTGTTCTGGAGATATTCGAGTCTTCACGATATTTAAACAAAACATTTAACCATTCAATAGATCACAAACGAGAGAGTGAATTATGGATATCAACGAGCCGGTGGCGATCTTCAAAGTCAAGAACGGATTTTTTCTGCACTCGATGAAAGATGATCACTTCGATCTCGAAGACGGGATCGTGTTCGAGAAGTTCTTCGATCTTCTGTCTTATCTCGACAGACACTTTCCGCATGAGCCTTCCGAGGCGAAGGTTGGTACCGTTCATCTGGAGTGACATGATGTTCGGCGGTGTGACTGTTGATGGCGGCATGGCGTTGCGCTAATCTGGAGGTTCCTTCCACGGTCTCGCCTGGCGCTCCGTCCGGCGCTCATCACTCCAAAAAACGAGAGAGATCAGATGCTTCCTTCCAATCCGTCCCAGTTGGCCGCGCTGTTGACCGAACGTGCCGCAACCGTGTGCGAGCACCTGCTGCCAGGAGGGAGGATCGTCGGGAGGGAGTATCACGCGGCGGACTCTGGCGGAGGGAGCGGCCACTCGCTCAAGGTGGTTCTGGAGGGCGACAAGGCGGGCGTCGGTGCGGACTTCGCGACTGGCGAGACATTCGGCGACCTGCTTGACGTGTGGTGCCTGTGTCGCGGCGTCGGGCTGGGGCAGGCGATGGCCGAGGCCAGCTCGTTTCTCGGGATCGCGATGGACAGCTCGAAGAGCCGTCCAGAGAAGGCGTACCAGCGACCGCAGCGCCCGGTGGCTGTCAAGCGTATCGACCCGGACGGAAAGGTGCTGGCCTACCTCAAGAGTCGCGGGCTGACCGAGCAGGCGCTCGACGACTTCCGCGTGGCCGAGCAGGACGGCGAGTGGATCGTGTTCCCGTACCTGCGCGACGGCGCGCACGTCAACACCAAATACCTGCACGTCGAGCGGATCGAAGGAAAAAAGCAGGTCCGCCAAGAGAAAGGAGCGGAACCGTGTCTTTTTGGTTGGCACGCTCTCGAGAAGAGGTTTCCGACCACGCGCTTCGTGTGTCTCACCGAAGGAGAAATAGATAGCGTCACGCTACACCAGTGCGGGATACCCGCGCTCTCGGTTCCGAACGGTGGCGGCGGCGGCAACAAGCAAGAGTGGGTCAATAACGACTACGACCGGATGAGCCGCTTCGACACGATCTATCTATGTCTCGACGGAGACGATCCTGGACAGCAGGCGACGGCCGAGATCGCTCGTAGGCTCGGACCCGAGCGCTGCCGCACTGTGACGCTGCCACACAAGGACGCCAACGAGTGCTTCAAGCGTGGCATCACCGATTTCCGCAAGTATCTGCTGTCGGCGCGGGCGTTCGATCCGGCCGAACTCAAACCGGCCGACTCGTTCACAGAATCGGTGGTCGAGCGCTTCCATCCCAGCAAGAGCGCCTTTCGCGGGCTGGACACTCCATGGGCCTCGCTGAACGCGCTGACCACCTTCCAGCGCGGCCAGTACGTGCTGTGGACCGGTTTCAGCGGCTCCGGCAAGAGCACGCTGCTCTCGCAGACCATCGTCCACGGACTGCTGAAAGGAGAGCGCTACGTGTGGTTCTCAGGCGAGATGCCGGCGCGGATGACGCTGGCGTGGCTCGTGACGCAACTTCTCGGCGAGCGAGAGCCGAACCCGAAGAAGATTCGCGACACCATGATGTGGCTGAGAGACAAGCTGTGGATCGTGGACGTGGTGAGAAACATCGACGGCAAGCGACTGTTCGAGCTGTTCCGATACGCGGCCAGGCGATACGACATCCGAAACGTGGTGATCGATTCGCTGTTGAGGTGCGGTTTGCGAGAGGACGACAACGACGGGCAGAAGGGATTCATCGATCTGCTGTGCGATTTCAAGTTGGAGTACGACGCCATCGTGCATCTGGTGGCACATCAGAGAAAGCCGGACGACGAGTGGAGCAAGCCCGGAAAGTTCGGCGTGAGAGGCGCATCCGCGATAACGGACGAGGCCGACATCATTCTCTCGGTGTGGGCGACACCGAACGAAGAGGTGAGCGACGAGCCGAGACCCAGAAGAACAAAGTCGTTGAACGTCCATCATGAGTGTGATACTATATTATCTCTGATAAAGAATAGAGAGTTGGGCGGAAAGTTGCCGATCCGGCTACCGCTTTACTTCGAGCACAACGCTTTGCAGTTTCACGAACAACAAAGAAAGATCGTGCGGTATCTCGACAGTGAAAACAATAAAACAATCTGCGAGGAGTTCTAAATGACTCTAGAAGAGATCGAAGACGTTCTCTCGCACTGGGAGCGACTCGACGGCGGATGGAACGGCGACGGCGTCACCAGGAGCGAGTGCGCCGACTTGCTGGTCTCGTCGGACGACACGGTCGCGAAGTGGAAAGAGCGACTGATCAAGGTTCCTCCAGACATCGACGAGCGCTATCGGAACGTTGTCAAACGGATGCTGGACGCCGGACTGATCGAGAAGTCCGATCACGAGTACGAGCTGAGCGTGCAGCACCGATTCAGCCCGGCGGAGAAGCTGCGAAGGGGAAAGCGCTTCGCGGCGTTCATAAAGAACAATTTGACAGCGAGCATACATCCGTGAGAGACTCCGTTCCGTCGGTCCCGACCTTTCTTTCCCCATTTGGGCCAACCGGCGCTCCTCCTATGGTGGTTGATATTTTGCCCTGGCGTGCTCTCACCGTCGGGGCATTTTTTTGTCTGGAGGTTTCGTGATCTCGATCCGGCAGGCGGTGGACGAGTTCTGCATGCAGTGCCGTGGACACGACCCGTTCGCGGTCGGCAACTGCGCGCGCGAGAGCTGCCCGCTGTGGGAGGTGCGACCGAACCGCTCGCTCCAGGGCCGGACGCCGCTCGACTTCGACGGCGACGACGCTACCCGCGAGGTGCTGGACGCGCTCGATCTTGATGACGTAGAAATGCAGCTTGGATAAACGCATGACCATTCTATCTCTCGACCTCGGAACCACCACCGGCTGGGCCACGAAGGCCGGCTCCGAAATCTTCCACGGCACGGCGAGTTTCGCCAACTCGCGATACGAGGGCGGCGGGATGCGCTACCTGAAATTCCGCCAGTGGCTCGACCGGCAGCTCGATAACATGATGCCGCCGCTGGTCGTCTGCTACGAGGAGGTTCGCGGCCACAAGGGGACAGACGCGGCCCACATCTACGGCGGTCTTCTGGCGACGCTGACATCGTGGTGCGAGGAACGCTCGATCCCCTACGAGGGCATCCCGGTCGGCACCTGGAAGAAGGCGCTGTGCGGCAAGGGAAACGCCAACAAGGAGACCGTGATGGAGGAAATCAACCGCAGAGGTCACGCGGTCGAGTCGTTCGACGAGTCCGACGCGGTCGCCGTGCTGCTGTTCGTTCTGGAGCGTGACCGTGGATGACCTTACGCTTGAAGACAAGATCGGCTGGTGGTCGAACTCCGGCAGCCACAATTCTCGCACCAAGCACTTCTACGAGTACGCGCTGCTGAGCGAGCAGCACCGCACCACGATCTGCGGACGCAAGCACCACGTCGGTCAAATCTCGATTCCGCGAGAAGGAGACAAAACGTGCAGCTTTTGTGCTAGGAGAGCCGATCTGTGATCTGTATCGAATTTAATTTAATCGAGATGATCGCGTGATCGCTGCGCTCGTCATATTGCTGTTGTGTTGTATCGTTGTTGTCGCGCTGTTAGCGATATTCGTCTGTATTGCGACGAGATGATGGAGCAAACATTTATGTACAAAGCTTTTCATTCTTGCGTTTTGCTGTTGTTTGCAATCGCGTTGCCCGCTCTTCCGTGGCTCGATGTGTTTGGTGTTATCGACAAAGAAGTCGCAGTTTACGGAATTGTTATATGGTTTTTTTCTATTGTATTCGGATTTCCTGTTTGTTTTATGCCGTGGCCGAAAGACAAGCAAGGAAGAGAGATCTAGCGACCGGCAATGCGCGACCGGCGCATCTACCTGAAGAAGCAGTCCGACGCGAGAGTCGAGTTCTTGCGATGGATTGATCGACGCGGTATCTCGTACCACCAGATCATCCGTCCTAAACTCGGCTTTGTAATCGAGATCGGCGCGCTGTGGATCAGGACAGATTTCAGGCCGCTGTCGTTCGCTCGGTACGAGGCCGACACGTTCTTCTACCGAGGGCCGTATATTCCGGTCTCGGTTTCCCGCTACGACAACTGGCGCTTCGACGAGTACGGACGCCACCCGGCCACCATCCACCGCTGCGGCGAGTATCGGTCTCTCGTTCCAGATTTCGTGATCGCAAACCGCTGGAAAGAGCCGCGCGAGTGGCGCTGGCATCCTCCTGTCGAGCTGAACGAGCTGGCGACGCTCGACCTGCTGAAGCTGCACTCCGAGATCGATCCGTGGCCGCGCAACGCCAGAGGCAGAGCGATGGTGCCGAGAGTCACCGGATGCTCTGGCAAGGTGCTCGTCGAACCGGAACCCGCAGAACACGAACACACCTGGAGCGAGAAAACGTGGCGACCGGTAGAGGGCGACGCATTTCTGTGGACGGTCACACGTTCAAAAACGAGACAGACTACCGCAAGTATCTCGGCGTCAGGCAGCTCGTTTCCGACGGTCGCCTGACCGGACTGGAGATCTATCCGAAGTTCCCGCTCGTCGTGCGCGGATCGCGCGTGGACGTGTTCGAGGCGACTTTCAAGTTCCACGACGCACGCAAGAAAGAGTGGCGGGTCGTGCTGGTCGGAGCGAGTCTCTCGAAGGCGATCCAGATGAAGGTCCACCTGTTCGAGACGCTGTACGAGATGACAGTCGAGCGCTGGGCCTGAAACATCGGCGTGGCGCATGTCAGCGAAATTGTGTTATCAATCATCGGTGGAGGAACCATGAGCGAACGCTATCGCGTCTCTTGCGCGACCGAAAACGAGGTGATTGACTCTGTCTGCGCCAGGCGAGTTCATGGGATCGTCGTCCTGGAGTGCCAGAACGTCAAAATTGACTTTACCCCGAGCGACGCCGCTCGGCTCGGCGCGTTTTTGATCGAGCTGGCCGAGAGCGCCGGGTGGAACAACCCGGAATCGGACGATGGAAAGTGAGTTTGCTCTGGAAGATCGAGCGTATCTTCCGGCGTTTCTGCTCTGTCGGTGCTGCATCAACTTCCGAAGGGCCAGCGACTTCAACTACCGCTGGTGCGACCTCCACCGTATCGAGTTCAACTCCGAGAGATGCTGCGATGTATTTGAACCCAAATCCTCTGCTCGATCTCATCGCGCGCCACGAGTCTGAAAGCTCCGCCCAGTCTCAGGGCGTGTCGAGCGGCTACGACGTGGTCGTCAGCCAGGCGTTCAAAGTCTTCCCTCCGATCAAGCCGATCACGTCGATGACCATCGACGAGGTTCTCGGCTGGCAGTCCGATGCGATCCGCCGCTATCAGTCAAAATTCTCTTCGAGACAGGGATACAGCGCGGTCGGACGATACCAGATAATCCGTTCAACTCTGATCGGATTGCTCGATCCTGACTGGAAAATGTCGGACCTGTTCGACTCGGAGACTCAAGACTTGCTCGCCATGCAGTTGCTCAGGCGGCGCGGCTGGTCCAAGTGGGCTTCTGGTAACTCCGTCGATGCCGACAACCAATTTGCCGACGCGCTCTCTCGCGAGTGGGCGAGCTTACCATATCATTCTGGTAGATCGTATTACGAAAATGACGCACATGGTAATCGCTCGCTGGTCTCACGAGAAGAAGTATTGCAAGTTTTAAATAAGATTCGTAGCCAAGAGAGTTTTAAATGAGCGTCTTGCAAGGTCCGATGAGAGGCCCGATGGGCGGCTTTATGGTCGGTGGGACTCGACCTGCGTCCGGCGGCGGGTCTCCGGTGTTTGTCGGCACGCACGCCGATCTGTTTTCTGCGAGCAATGTCGCATCGCTCACAAGCGGGAGCTGGAGCGTAAGTGGCAGCAACCGATTGCTGCTCGCCGGAATCGCGAGCGGAGCCACGACTCCTGTAGACCCGAGCGCTGTGCGATGGGGTGGATCTGGCGGGACGGCATTCACCAAACAGGGCAGCACTGTCGATATTGGCCTATACGGGAAATTGAGCCTTTACACGCTAGTCGCCCCGACCGAGCAAACCAGCACGAGCTATTATTTGTGGCCTTCGGCCAACGATGAGACAGTAGGCGGGACTATCTTGCTCGCCGGCGTCAACCAATCGACGCCGCTCGGAACGGTTGCAACGGCTACAGGGCATGGGTTATCCGACATGACACCTTCCGTTTCGGTCTCGTCGGCTGTAGACGATTTAGTCATCGCCGTTTGCTGGCACGTCGATCAAACAGGAACATCTAGGACGATAACCTCTGACGGCGGAACGACCGTTTACGACGCCGTGGTATCTGTAAATGAATTTTTTATTATCCAGACCAAAGTTGCGACTTCGACATCGACTAGCATGGACTTCACGATATCTGGAGCAGCAGAAAATTTGATCGATTGGGGAGTGATCGGCATCGCGGTCAAGCCAGCGTGAAAAGGATAGCGAATGAATTACTTTAGAGCGATCCTGTTCATTTTACTCGTGGCTGCACAGTCTGCTGCTTTATCCGCAACTCGAACTGTATGTTCATCTGGTTGCAATGGGACAACCATCCAAGGCGTTTATAACGGATCGTCGTGCGGCGATATTATCGAAGTGCGGAGCAATTCGGATTACGCTGAGCAGCTTGACTTAGGGAAAAATTGCTCGGCTGGCGCTACTTTGACGATCAAATCTGGAGACGGTTTCAATCCTAGGGTAAATCCAAATAACGCTACTGCCGACGGCAATGCTATTACTATTTCCGGTAATTATCATATCATAGACAATATCGATCTCTATGATCACCCGGTCTCTAATGGTATATTTATTGCCGGAGACCACAATATTTACCGCAACTCTTATATCGATCAAATCTCAACTAACAACTTTCCGACAGGAGACAACTACGAGTCCGTTCACATAGATGGGAATTACAACACACTCGATAACAACTATATCGGTCCTGGAGATCATGGCGCGGTTTGGGTCGGTCCAGCGCCTCCTGCGCCTCACGCCACGCATAATCGGATCACCAACAACATCATTTCTAGCCCATATGGACACTGCATAGAAATAGCGTGGTCTGAATACAATCTTATAGAAGGCAACTTTTTAAAAGATTGCGGAGTCTCCTGTACTGGAGGATCGTCCTGCGATGGCAAGAATGTACTTCAGATACTAGATACCGCACACAACACATTTCGCAATAACGTCGCATACAATTTCAGAGCGCGCGCTTTTGAGATTAACGAATATCACGGCAATTCCACTATCGAGAATAACTGGTTTTACAACAACACATTTTATAATACCCCAGCCTCTAATGCGTCAGCTCCGTTCATGGCGATAGGAATTAGCGCCGGCTTGACTGGCAACATAACCAGAAATAATAAATTCTACAACAATATTGTAGACCCGACATCGAAACTTCCAAACCCGAATATAAATGACTGGTACGTTGGGGTGCTTTTTTGGTATCTGGGCGGCTCACCAAACTGCGGAAACAATGTGTCTGAACTCATCGCGAGCGATTTTTGCGGGAACACGCTCAAAAATAACATTATTAGGCCATATAACTCCGGCGCTTACCGACCGAGTGAGCCGAGCGCCATCGCATACGTCGGCGGCCCATGTAGTTCTGGTCTCTGTCTAAGGTGGACCGTTAGTCAGATAAACACCATGGGAGCATCGCATTCTGGAAACGTCACGAGCGATCCAATGTTGGTATCGACGAATACTGCCACGCAAAATTGGTGGCACTTATCGCCAGGCAGTCCGGCGATTGACGCTGGTGTTGTCGTCAATGATCCCAACGCTGCGGTCGGAGGATGGCCTCAACTCACCTATTCTGGAGCAGCGCCAGATATAGGCGCGCACGAGTACGCTTCTGGTACAACTACCTATACCGTGACACCATCTGCTGGTTCGAACGGGACGATCAGCCCGAACACACCGCAGACCGTCAATAGTGGATCGACAACCGCGTTCACCGTCACCCCAAACAGCGGATACACCGCGAGCGTCGGAGGCACCTGCGGCGGCTCGCTTGTCGGAACCACGTATACGACCAACGCCATCACCGCGAACTGCACGGTGTCGGCCACCTTCGCCGACTCGCAAGCGCCGACCGCGCCGACCGGCCTGAACGCCGACAGCGCTTCGAATACCAGCCTGACGCTGGATTGGAACGCGAGCACCGACAACGTCGGCGTGACTGGCTATCAGATCGATGCGTGCGCCGGGTACAACTGCACGAACTACGCGCAGATCGGAGTATCGGCGACCAACAGCTACACCCATTCCGGCCTCACCGCAGCGCCTCAGCCGACGATCTACCGCTACAGGGTCAGAGCGGTAGACGCCGCAAGCAACCCTTCTGTCAACTCCACGACCATCCACTACAACGCGAGGCCGACGATCCCAGCTTTTCCCGGTGCGGAAGGTGCAGGAGCTACTGCGATGGGAGGTCGCGGTGGGACGATATGTCGGGTAACGAACCTTAACGATTCTGGTACTGGCAGTTTCCGAGCGTGCGTGCTGCTTGCCGGACCCAGGACGGTAGTGTTCGACACTGGAGGTACGATAGAGCTTTTATCGCAACTCACCGTCTCCAACCCGTACCTAACGATAGCGGGGCACACCGCGCCAGGTGGCGGTATTCAGATATCGGGAAAACAGCTCACCGGAACCAACGATCTGTTCATCGTGGATGCCAACGATATCGTGATCCGGCATGTCAGATTTAGAGCTGGAAATTCCACGGTCACATCTCAGTACGGTGATACGCTGAAAGTGCTCGGGCACGGCAACCGTGTTATTCTAGATCATCTGTCTGTTTTCTGGACAAAAGACGAGAATATGGGTCTTTCATCTGGACCGACAAAACAACTGCGAAATGTCACGACATCGTGGAGTATCTTCGCCGAGCCGCTAAACGCCCATCCGATGAATTTCTTTTCTGGAGGTTCTACCAGAGAGTCGGCTGATAATATGCGTAACCTCGATACGCACCACTCTTTGTTCGCGAACACATCCGAGCGAAACCCGGCTATGCTGGTCAAGTCCTATCGTCACATCAATAACATCACGTACAATTGGAGGAACGACGCTCTACAGCTCGGCGGCGGAATCGTGGCTGACGTGATCGGCAACTTGTTCAAGCGTGGTCCTCTATACCCAGGTGGCGAGTCTACGTCGGCCAAGTGGGAGGTGCGCGTTTTCCCTTCAGGAAACGCAAATTCTCCGAACGGAGACCCGAGCATCTATATCGACGGCAATATTGGCAACTCGGCTCCCACGTTGCCGTCAGACGATTGGGCGATGTGCGGAAGAATGAACGGGCTGACAACCGCAGTGACAGGTCCTCTAGAGACGATATATCGCAGATTCTCCGAGCAAACGGCGCTGACGTATCCCATCACGACGAGTCTTGCAACCAACCTCGAAACCGTCGTCTTGCCAACGGTCGGAGCATCTAAAAAGCTAGGTTGCGACGGCGCTCTGTCCGACAATCGCGATTCCACCGATGCGCGAGTCATATCGGAGTACGGCGCGAACCAGGGTATCGTCCCCACAACCGAAGCCGACGTTGGAGGATTCCCATCTCTTGTGGCAGGAACCGCCTGCACCGACACGGACGGCGACGGGATGCCAAACGTCTGGGAGACCGCGAACGGCCTGAACCCATCGTCGAGCGCTGATGGAAACGGCGTTCACGCGAGCGGGTACACGAATCTCGAAATGTACTTGTCTGGACTGACGTACACTGTTACCGGTACGGCCGGAGCGAATGGCAGCATCAGCCCGATCAGCCAGGTTGTAAACAACGGTGCAACTGCCATTCTGACCGTTACACCAAACATCGGATATACTGCGAGCGTAGATGGTACATGCGGTGGCTCTCTGGTTGGTAACACGTATACCACGAACGCGATTACGGCCAACTGCACTGTATCGGCAGCATTTTGTAAAAAACTTTCTATTCCATCATCGCTCGCGATGGTTGGATTGGTGGCAAATCCGCCGAATAATATCATGATATCGTTTGATTGGGGCGACATTACCACTCATACAGATGGTTCTGCCCTAACAGGTGATTTAGCTAATTATCGGTTATATTGGAGTACGGTACAAGGTGGACCGTACAGTACGGCGTCCTCGGTATTTAGCTCAATATCGGTTGGACCGACACAACCTGATATTATGTATTATGCGCGTGTGGCCGCAGAATCTTCGATAGCGTCGGCCTGTAACAGTTATCAGTCATCCGAAATCTCGTTTCTCGCAACAGACAGTGTTCCTCCAGTAACAACGATCAATACGAGCGACCCATCGAAAATCATGGTCAATAGCCTCATCGTGGCTGGGTCTTCATCGGATAATATCGGTGTCACCGGATGTAAGTGGCGGATTGGCTCCGCACCGAACGCGATCAACGGAACGGCCTGCTCTGGCACGACTTCATTTTCGTGCAATACCAGCACGTACACGTTTGGCGCGAACACGCTTTACGTCGGATGTTATGATGCGGCTGGAAATTACGGATCGGACTCGATAGCTGTCAACTACATCAGGTTTTTGTCGGCTCCAACAAACCTCAGAATTTTTGCTCAGTAAAGGGTTAAACAATGATTGATTTCGGCACGGTACGGCCAGGCACGACGTTGTACGTGCCGTTCGCCACATACGACTCGAACGATCCGACCGCATCGGTCACGATGACCGGGTTCGCTGTGACGGACATCGAGATTTACAAGGACGGCGGCACGACGCAGCGCGCCAGCGACAGCGGGGTCGCGCTGCTCGACACGGACGGGACAGATTTCGACGCGATAACGGGTATCCACGGGTTCAGCGTCAATCTCGCCGACAACACGACCGCCGGATTCTACTCGGCCGGATCGCAATACTGGATCGTGGTGTCGTCGATCACGGTTGACGCGGGAGCGGTCAGCTTCATCGCCGCGACGTTCAGGATCGGCATCCCGGACGCCGTGCTCAACACCACCATCGCGACCCTGTCGAGCCAGACCAGCTTCACGCTGACCGCAGGACCGGCCGAAGACAGCGCTCTGGTCGGATGCGTCTGCTACATCCACGACGTGGCGAGCGCCGTGCAGGGCGGTTTTGCGGTCATCTCCGCGTACACCGGCAGCACCAAAACGGTCACGCTGACCGCCGGCACGACCTTCACCGCAGCGGCGACCGACAACATCGCGATCTTCTCGCCGGCCAACGCGAGATGGCTCGGGGCGACCGCGCAAACTGGTCGAGATATCGGGACGAGCGTGCTACTGAGTTCGGGCACCGGAACAGGCCAAGTCTCGCTGACCTCCGGCCGGGTGAGCGCCAACATCACCTACGTGAACGGAGTCCAGGTGACGGGTGCTGGAACAGGTGTGTCGCCATGGGGTCCAGTGTAAATGAGCTGGGACGCCGCGTGGGGCAACGCTCTCGGAAACTCGTTTGGAGATCCGGTCCAGCTTTCCGTCGGAGAAGTTGGACACGCGCACTCTACGGAAGGCGTCGTCGTCTCGCTGGAGTTCTCGTTGGTTGTAGGAGAAGGGTCGCACGGAACTTCATGCGATCAGATCGGTTATTTCGCAATACCGGAGCTGCGGTTGGTCGGAACGATGAACGACGCGAACGGTCTGGTGACGGAGACCGGACTGGAGCTGATCGTGTTTCCTGGAGCGGACCTCTACTCGTCGGCTCCAGTGCTTCGATCTCCTTCGGTTTCGGTTTCTGGCGGCCAGATCGCGATCCGAAACTCGGCGTTTCTGTACGATGATATCGGGAGCGACTATCTGGTGGTGTTCTACGATCCGGGTCCACCAGCGAACGGTGGCGGCCCACATCCTGCTACGGTCGTCGACGCCAATGCGTGATCGAGGCTCATCGTGAGTTGGGGAACCGCGTGGAGAAACAGTTGGGGCGGATCGTTCGACGACACCGTCGCTCTATCGGTGTCCGATGCGATCCACTCGACGCCATCTGACGCGCTCGCTCTTGCGAACATCGGTCTTCTGGTGTCGGACGCGAGGTCTTCCGTCTCTTCCGATCAGGTTTCTACGCTCGTCGCGAGCACACTGTCGGTATCGGAATCCGCGCACGTCAATCTGTCTGACGTGCCGGTCTTGGCGCAGTCGAGTCCGCTCGCCTCCAGCGAAGCGTCGCACGGTCATCTCTCCGATGCGCTCGGGCTTTTCTCGATACCGGAGCTGCGACTGAACGGCACTCTGTTCGGCGGGAGCGGAGCGGTGACGATGTCAGGAGTGCAGTGCGCCGTGATACCGGGGACGAATCTATACGCGCAAGCGCCAGTGCTGCAATCGAGTTCCGTGTCCGTCTTGGACGGTCAGATCGCGATCCAGTATTCCGGGTTCCACTTCGAGGATATCGGGAGCTACTATCTGGTGATTCTCTACAAGCCCGGTTCTCCGCGAGTCGGCGGCGGACCATTCCCGGCAACGATGGTGGACGCCAATGCGTGAACTCGCGCTGCTGCTGCTGCTGCTGGTCTCATCCACCGCTTTGGCGAGATCCGTCACCTTCTCGTGGGGGCCGGGAATCGACTGGCCCATCGGGACGACCGTCGAGGTGTGCGGCAACGGCGGCGTCTGCCAGACCGGGCTGCTTGCCGCCGGAAAGGTCACGCTCGATCTGTCCGTGAATCAAGGACAGCAGGTCGTCGGAACAGCGCGAGCGAAAGCGCCTACCGGCTATTCGTGCGGCGATCCTCCGGTCGACGGATGCCATTCAGACTGGATCACGATCACCAGGACCCTACCGATGGCTCCGACCGGCATCACCGGATTCGGGAACGAGCAGTAATGTCGCTGCGCTACGGTTCTCTCGGAGAAGCGGGCGGCGCTCTCGTCTGGTCGGACGATCTCGATCATGTCCAGATTTACAACGCGATCACAGCGCACGACGCCGCGCACGGTCATGGCGCAGAAACGAAAGCGCTCTCTCAGGGATGGACGCTGTCGGTCTCCGACTCGTCGCACGGCCATTCTGGCGAGCTGATCGGATACCTTCCGCACAACCCTCGACTGACCGTGCAGGACGCCACGAGCGCTCCGTCATCCGACGTGGCGACCATCGGAACCTACGCCTATCTTTATCCGTCCGACGCGACGAGCCGTCTGCGCACCTTGCCGTTTCGCGCGAGTCCAGGCGTCTCGATGGTCTTGGTCGGCGGCTATCACGATCACTCGTCCAACAACCTGCTCGCACTGTATGGCCAGACGACCGAATACCGTTTTTTGATCAACTGGACCGATCCCACTACTTGGGGGCCGGACGACCATCCGATATACGAGTTGCGCTATCGGATCGACGAAGACGATTCCTACATACACGTCATCGGCGAGCTGCCGAGCACGTTCGCCGACTTCACCGTCAACCTTCGCTCCGATCAGACGCTCGAAGCGTCGGTCAGAACCGTCAACGACGGGCTGAGCACGCTATGGACGAACTGGCAGATCGTCGTTCTCGGTTCCACGAGCATTTTGGAGCCGAGCGACACCCTTCACCAGCACGTTGGAGACGGCTCGTTCGCGCTCTGGCAGGCGAACCGCATCTCGCTGTCGGATTCTCTGCACGGCCATTCGGCCGACGCGCTCTCTCCGACTCAGGCGAACCTGCTGACGCTGGCCGACGCGCCGCACGCCCACCTTTCAGACTCCGTTTCTCTGACGCAGGCGAATCTGCTTTCGTCGTCTGACGGCTCGCACGCACACCTTTCCGATGCGACGAACCTGGGACTGATCGCGCAGCTATCGATTGCGGAAGCGCGCCACGTTTTGTCGTCGGACAGCATGGCGTTCTCGCAGGCGAATCGGCTCGTTTTGTTGGACGCTTTGCACCTTCACCACAGCGCCAGCATCACCATCAACAGCTCTGGCATTTTGTCCGCCGACCGATGCCGTCACTTCCCGCACACGGCCGACAACGTCGATCTCGCGCAAGCGAACCGGATCGGGCCGTTCGACGCGCTTCACGCGCACACCTCCGAAAACGCCAACCCGTCGTCTCTTTCGGTTCTCGGCATCGGCGAGTCTCGTCACAACCATCTGTCCGATTTGACGTTCTTGACGCAAGCCAACCGTCTGGAAACCAGCGATGCGTCGCACGTCAATCTCGTCGATGTGCTCGGACTGTCGACGACGGGCATCCTGTCTCCGACGCGATCCGCTCACGCGCACCTTTCCGACGCGATTGTGTTGCTGCAAGCGAACCTGATCGCGCTGGCCGAGTCGCTTCACGCGCACGCCGTCGACGCGCTCGGTCTGATCCAGCAAAGCGCGCTGGGATTGGCGGACGGATCGCACGCGCACATTTCGGACTCGGTAATCCTGCTCGTCGCCAACGCGCTTCCGGTGAACCATTCGGATCACGTCCATCTCGTCGATTCAGTCGGCCTGATGCAAGCGAACCGTCTGGTGTTGGCCGACTCACTTCACGCGCATCTCGTCGAAACTCCGACGCTGTTGCTGCCCGGTTTTCTGGCGGTATCCGACGGCGCTCACGCGCTCTACGGCGATCATATCGCGGTCATGCCGCAGAGTAACACGCTGCTCGTGGCCGAGTCTCTGCACGCTCATGGTGTGCTCCGGTTGACGCTGACGCAGAGAAACCTGATTTCATTGTCCGACACGCTGCACGGTCACGTTTCTGACGCGCTCGGATTGCTCGGAGTCGGCCTGATCGTCGATCACCAGATGCACGTCCATATCGCGGATGCGTTCGATCTCGGAGACAGCTACTCGCTGATCGTGCGCGACGCGATGAGCGAGCATGTGTCCGACGCCGTCGCGCTCAGCCCTTATTACACGATTTACGCGGACGGGTCTTTGCATCCGCTGTCTTTCGATCAGATCGCTTTTGGCGGACAGATCGTGTTCGCTCCGAGCGGTGATCGGATTTTCTTGATCCGAGCTTCGGATCGAGTTTTTGTCGTTCATCCGGGAGACCGGGCTTTTGTCGTGTGAGGTTCTATGAAGATTGAAGCGTTGGAGTCCATCAAGTCCGATGGGTACGTCCTCGATGCCGAGGACGTGAAGAATGTTCCCGACGAGATCGGGTCGAGGTGGTGTGCGGCCGGCTGGGCGAAAGACCTGTCCGGCTCCGTTCAAACCGGCGAGCGCAAGGTGGTCAGGGTCGACGTCAACGTCGATGCCGTCGGCCACAAAAACGCTACGACCGCGCTGTAAGGAGAAAGATCATGGCGAAGTGGTGCTCTGACACGTATCTTGATGTCTTCCTGCAAGGCATCGACGACTCGACCCTTCTGACAGTCTGCTCGGCCCAGCCGACGACCTACGCGGAAGCGTCGTCAACCTACAAGCTCGCGGACGTGGTGATGACCGCCGGTTCCGGCAACGGCGACTACACCATCGCGAACGGCGACACGAGCGGTCGCAAGCTGACCGTCCTCCAGCAGACCAACATGGACATCGACTCCAGCGGCACAGCGACCCACGTCGCGCTGAGCATCTCGGGTTCGAGCACGCTGGTCTACGTCACGACCTGCACCAGCCAGGCGCTGACCGCCGGCGGCACCGTGACCGTCCCGGCGTGGGACATCGAAATCGCCGATCCCGTTTAAGGAGAGCCGACATGTCGATCAGCGTTGCCGAAAGGCGCTGGCCGTATACCGTATCCGTCCCGAAAGACCCGGATGCAACGCTCGATTACACGCTCGACTGGAGCGATTGGCTGACCGAGAACGAGAGTCTGACCGGCGTCGACGTCGACATCTCCGGCGCGACGCTGGTGCAGACTCAGTTGACGAACCGCATGGTCACGGCATGGATTTCCGGGGGATCGGTCGGAGGCGTGATCTCGCTGAGATACCGCATCACGACCGACAGCTCTCCCGTCAATCGAGTCGATGACCGAACATTGCTGATCAACGTCGCCGAGAGGTGACGAAAGGAGCGTTTCCCGTGTTCTCCATCAATTTGTCAGAGCGTTCGACGTGGCGAGGGATCGTGATGTCAGTGACAGGACTGTCGGCGCTCGGATTCATTTTGCCGATCATCTACTACATGTACGGCGCTACCACGACCGAGCATCTCCAGTTTCTCGCCCTGAAATCGACGACCATCGGCGCGGCCATAGGGCTGACTGGTAGCACCATTTCCGGTCTGATCGGCGTCGTCTTCAGCGACAAGGAGAACTGATATGTTTGACTGGCTATGGAAGGGTATCGCAGGATTGTCAGGCATCGTGGCTCTCTGGTTCGGGTTCGACGCGGCGCGCACTCGCAATCGCATGGAGCGAGAGAAACGCGAGCGCGAAGAGTCGATGAAAAGCATGATCGACAAAGCGTATCGCGATCTCGAAGCGACCAAGAAGAGATTCGAGGAGCGAGCGCCAGTCGATCCTAAGACCAGAAAGGATTTCGAGTGATGGTCGGCGGACCTGTTTTTGGACCGAAACCGAGACTCAAGCAAGCGGCTTTCATCATCGCCGCGATCTCGGTTGTAGTGATGCTGGTTCTCGCGATTGCAGGATGCGCGAAACAGAGCGTAGAATATAGGCCGATACCGGAAATGCTCGTTCCTTCAATGCCTCGATACGAGAGCGTGAAGTCTGACGAGCTGATGTGCCTATCGGATTCTACCTACGAGAAAATCGCTCGCAATTTCATCTCGTGCAAACAGCACGTAGACGAGTTGCGCGCCCTGCTTGGAGTTAAACGATGACGGCAGACAACCTTTCGTTCGAGCATATCGACGCTAAAGTATCGCAACTGTACGAGCTGTTCGACCGACAGCATCGTGCGGTATGCGAGATGCAGAAGCGACTCGTCGATCTCGAATCGAACGTCAGGAACGAGCACGCCGCTTTTCGCGAAGACTGCAACGAACTCTTCGAGAGACTATCTCTGCTGGACAAGCTCAGGGAAGAGTGGAGCGACTACCAGGAAACCTCGTCATGACGCTCAACAAGAACTCCGACTACACGCGCCAGCTCGACGACTATCTGATGAACCGACTGGAAAAGATGGAGTATGCCGTCGAAGACATGAGAAGGGAGTTCCTCGAAATATCCAGGAAGCTCGACAAGATTTCCGAGTATTACGACGGAAACAAGCCGTCCATCGACGCGATCAAGTCGGTTCTCGAAGCGGGCGGCATGTTGAAGTGGTCGGTTTCGACCGTCGTCGTTCTATGTGCCGGGTTCGCCGCCGTTATTACCGCTTTGGAGGCGTTCAATAAATGGTTCGTAAAATAGCGATATTCTGTGTCGTGGCGTTTGTCGTTATGTCGACCGCCTATCAGCTCTACTCCATCTACGCTTTCATAAATAGCGGGGCGCGCTTCACTCTCGAAGACGGTCACTCGCTGTGCGCGAGAGTGCTGAGACTCGAATCGATACAGGGAACAGTCGGCGGAGACTGCATGTTCACACAAGAGAAAAAGCGCTGATTGAAGTGTTGTCGTCCATCGTGATATAATTCATCTTTTCAAACGAGGTTAAACGGATGCTTCTTAGCTATTACGAGTTGCACGAGCTGATCGAGATGGGCGTGATCGACGCCGACCCGGAGAACGTCAACGGAACCTCCATCGACGTTCGACTTGATCGCACCATTCTCGTCGAGCTGGAGAAGAAAGAGATCGGCATCGTCGATCCGAGCCTCAAGCAGTCGCACGACACGATCCAGATCGAGATGCCGGACTCAGGATACCTGATGCTGCCCGGCCAGTGCGTGCTCGCCAGCACGGTCGAGACTTTCAATCTTCCGCCAAACCTGTCGTGCGAGTTCAAGCTGAAATCTTCGATGGCGCGCGTGTTTCTCGAAAACATGCTGGCGACGTGGGGCGATCCGTGGTGGAGCAACTCGAAGATGACGCTGGAGCTGAAGAACGAGTTGCAGCACAACGCCATCCTGATCAAGCCGAACATGAAGGTCGGCCAGATGATTTTCTATCGCTCGAATCCGGTGCCTGAAGACCGCTCGTACAAGGTTCGCGGACGCTATAACGACACCACGACAGTCACCGCGAGCAAAGGCGTATGATTGACTCCATTGTTGCGAGCATGGTCAACAGAGGAAGCTACAGAGAGTCAGTCGGCGAGCGCATCGAGCGCGAAGAATTCGATAAAGCCATTGACGAGCACATCGAGCGCTTCGGAGAAAACGTCGATTGCCCTGAACCAATCAGGCGCAAAGTAGAGGATGGATCGCACAACGAGCACTATGGCGAGATGACGCTCGAACCTCTCGATGTCGCGCAGCACTGGCTCGGGAACGAGCAGCTCGAAGGCGCGTACCTGTTCCAGATCATCAAGTATCTAGGGCGCTACCAGATGAAGGCGCAAGGCAAGGGCGGCAAGATAGACTTGCTCAAGATGCGCGACTACCTGAACCTGCTGATCGAGATGATCGATGAAGGTTGATCTCGTCCCAATCGACTCGATTGTAGGGTACGCCAGGAATCCCAGACGCAACCAGAAAGCGATTCCGAAAGTCAAATCGTCTCTCAAGGAGTACGGCTTTCGTCAGCCCATCGTGGTGGACGCAGACAACGTGATCGTGGTCGGCCACACGCGATGGATGGCCGCGAAGGACCTCGGCATGACAGAGGTGCCGGTCCACGTCGCCGCGAACCTGACGCCAGCCCAGATCAAGGGCTACAGAATCGCGGACAACCGCACCGCTATGGAGTCCGAGTTCGACGACGAGCTGCTCGCCATAGAGCTGCAAGACCTGCTTGAGTCCGAGTTCGATCTGGAGCTGACCGGGTTCGATAGCTCCGAGATCGACGAGCTGCTCAAACAGCCCATCGAGATCGGAGAGGACAAGACCGAGTCGCTCGCCGACAAGTCCGAAGACTGCCAGGACAAGTGGCAGGTCGAGGTGGGCCAGTTCTGGCGCTGCGGCGAGCACCTGCTGTACTGCGGAGACTGCTCGGACACGATGGCGATGGACGAGCTGCTGAAAGGCGTCAAAGTCGATCTGCTGCTGACCGATCCGCCGTATGGTGTCAAGAGAGACAAAGGGTTTTCTGGATCATGTGGATTCTCTGGAAAAGGTAAGGCAATCAATAGAAGGAACTACGACGATTCGTGGGACGATAGCAGGCCAGATAAGGAAACTCTGATTTATCTCGTCTCTCGAGCGGAGATCGCCATCGTGTTCGGCGGCAACTTCTTCGCCGACCTGCTACCGATGAGCACTCACTGGATCGTTTGGGACAAGCACCAGACCATGCCGACGTTCGGCGACTGCGAGCTGGCGTGGACAAACGTGTCTCGCAAGTCGGTCGTCAAGTACGACTTCGAGTTCAACGGTCTGATCGGAAGAGAGAAGGAGAGATTTCACCCGACGCAGAAACCTGTCAAGCTGTTCGCGCAGATCATCGACGACTACACCGATGTCGGTGCCGTCGTGCTCGATCCCTACGGCGGCAGCGGCACCACGCTGATCGCAGCCGAGCAGTCCGGCCGGATCGCGCGGATGATCGACCGCGAGCCGAAGTACGTCGCGACCATGCTGGAGCGCTGGAGCGTGCTGTCCGGCGAAACCCCGGAGCGACACGATGGCTGAGCCGAAGAGCATCGAGACCCGCAAGAAGCGCTCGTTCCTGAAGCCGCGCCAGCACAAGGACGACACGTTCAAGGTCTACAGGCCGACCTCGCGCAACGCACAGATCGACGCCATCCGCGAGCACAGCGGCCAGCGCACCATCCACGTCGATCTCGAAGTCATTTATAACCTCGCTCGGTACGGTTTGACTCGCGACCAGATCGCCGGCTATTACGGAATGTCACGAGCCAAGTTCAACAAGCTGTGCGACGAGTTCCCGGAGGTCGGAGAGGTCTACGTGCAGGGATTCACCGTCGGCGTGATCTCGACCGCGAAGCGATTCGACAACATCATCCAGACCGCGCCAGACTCGGTGGCCTCAATCGCCGCCATGTTCCGGCTGAAGACGGCGGGCTGGACCGAGAAGAAAGACACCGGTAAGGAAGCGGACGACAATATAGAGAAAGTGCAGATATACCTCCCTGACAATAATCGGTGATAATATGTTAGAATGGATAAAGTATTGTTTAGCAAAAAAAGAAATCAATGAATTAGGTGGATTGAAGGCCGATATGGCTCGCGCTTATCGATGGTGTGCTGAATTTGATCAAATGTGTGATTTGATTGATTATCTAAGAAAAGTTGATAGGATTGAAGATATTTCTTGTTTTCGTGATCGTATGAGAAAAAAGTATTCTAATAAATCAGAGCAAACCTGATGAACGAGTGGGTGTTTCACTGCGATCCTCCGAAGTCTGGACACTATCTCGTCTACCAGCGCACCGAAGACAATCGCAAGTATCGCTTCACGAGATTCTGGAACGGCTTCGAATGGAACAACCCGAACGAGGAAAAGTACGGAGATGTCGTCGCGTGGGCAGAGCTTTTGCAGTATCCAGACTGATGTGATATAATGGATGTATCGTTAAACGAGGATAGTATTATGATGCACGATTATTCTTGGATGATGTTTATAAAAATAGTCTCGTCTGTGATGTGCGAGATGAAATCTTCTGGATTCATATCGTCTGATGTTCTTGAATTTCCAGAATCGAGGAGATCGCTGACTGAAGGAGCGTTCAGAACAGAGATTATCGCAAGCATCGCTCACTGCGACTTGCTCGAGTTCTACGGATGTCTTGACTCGAATCTATTGTAGAAACAAATACGGTTAAACCGTTAAACGGAGAGCGCATGAAACTCGTTATCGACAGAAAGAATTTGCTGGACGCCGTGAAGACCGTGATCGGAGCCGTCGATCACAAATCCGTGTTGCCAGCGCTGTCGCACATCCTGTTTCGCGGCGACGGCGAGACGATCACAGCGACGGCGAACAACATGGAAATCCAGGTCCAGCACGGGTTCTCGTCTGACCCGCACGAGCCGTTCGAGGCGCTGTGGCCGGCCAAGCGGCTGCACGACATCCTTCGGTCGCTGTCCGATTCTAGCGTGGTCGGAATCGCTCAGAAGGACAAGGACTTTCACATCACCGCCGGACGTAGCCGGTTCAAGCTGGCGTGCGGAGATACGCAAGACTTCCCGCTGTCCGACAAAAACAGAACCGTCTCGCTATCGGTAGAGGTTCCGCAAGACGAGTTCGGCTACCAGTTGCGTCTCGTCGAGCACGCGATGGCCGTCAAGGACGTGCGCCACCACCTGAACGGTATCTGCTTGCAGTTCGGAGCGCACCTTACCGCCGTCGCCACGAACGGACACCGGCTCGCCGCCATAGAAGGACAGACCGTGATAGGGATCGACGATCCGAAAGAGCTGATCGTGCCGTCGAAGTCGGTTCTCGAACTCAAGAGGCACATCGGAGCGTCAGGCACAGTCAAACTCGAAGCGCTCGACGGCAAGAACGGTATGCGCGCCGATTTCGGCGATACCGTCGTCGATGTTCGTTTGATCGACGGAAGATACCCGGATATGCGCAGGGTAATTCCTGTATCGTTCTGCACCGAGATCGACGTCGATCTCTCGAAGCTGATCGGAGCGTTGAATCGCACGACGATTCTCGTGCCTGAAACGGATGGCGTCTCGCTCGACATCTCGGAGAGCGGGCTGGTCATCAGCGGAGCACGCGATGGCGAGGAGGTCAGAGAAGAGATCGAGATCCATCGCTTCTCCGGCGATCCTCTCACGAAAGGGTTCTCTCCGCGCTACCTGATCGACGCGCTCGAAGCGCTCGACGGAGATAGCGTCACGCTCCTGTTCACGAACGATCTCGTTTCGATCAAACAAGAAGGTCTTAACGCGACGTTCGTCGTCATGGGCCGACGGCTCTGATGTTCTACATTCGCCTGATCCTCGCGCTAGCTCATGTCAGATACGAGGAAGCGTACTGGGATCAGGTGACGCTAAACGAGATGTATTTCACTCTATTCGATAACGCACATGCCAAAACCGAACAACCTTCCGACGAGTAACTGTTCGAGTTGCTGGAAATACTTCCCGGTCGAGCGTCTGACCGTCAGGATCGTCGGCGGCAAACGCAAGATGCGCTACTGTCCGAGTTGCGTCGAGAAGCGAGACAAAGCGCTACGCGAGTTTAACAGTGGAAATAAGACCTAATCCTGGGCCGCAAACGGCGTTCCTGTCGTGCTCTGCCGACGTTGCTGTATTCGGAGGGTCGGCAGGGTCTTCGAAATCGTTTGGTCTTCTTTTGGAAGCGTCTCGCAATATCGGCAACCCGGATTACGGTGGGGTGATCTTCCGTCGCGAGCAGACGATGATCACCAACGAGGGCGGACTGAGAGACACGGCGTTGCAACTCTATCCGCATCTCGGCGGAGAGTATCGCTCGCAGCCTTATCCGCATTTCATCTTTCCGAGCGGTGCGCGCATTTCGTTTCGCCACCTCAACCAAGAGAGCGACGTGCTGAGCTGGCAAGGGAGTCAGATTCCTTTTATCGGTTACGACGAATTGACTCATTTCTGTGTTGACGAAGAAACAGAAGCTCTAACTGGTGATGGTTGGAAATTAATCAAGGATATTAGTGTTGGTGAAAAGGTTGCGTCTCTCTCAAAAAACAGAGAGATCCAATATCAAGAAGTTTCTTATGTATATAAAGACTATTATTCTGGTGATATGGTTTGTTATGAAGAAGGTAGTTTGAATTTTAAAGTAACTCCAAATCATAAGATGATGGTTGATAGTCCGTCCTATAGAGACAAAAAATGGAGTTTTAATTCATGGAAGTTTGTTGAGGCGAAAGACTTAGCAACAAGTTATATTCCTAGAACTGGTGGTTGGATTGGATCTGAAGAAGAGTATAAGTTTTTTGATATAATAACTGGAAGGGGTTATGGAGATAATAACACAAACTCCAATGTTGAATATATGCCAATGGATGATTGGTTGAGTTTCTTTGGATGGTATCTTTCTGAAGGTTGTTGTTTTCAGTTTAAAAATAGAACAAAAAGCAGAGTGGTTTCTATTAGGCAAACGAAACCAGAAGGACAGAAGTTGCTTGAAGATGTTCTTGATCGAATTCCTTGGAGGTATTCAAAATCAAAGGATGGTCAATATAAAATATTTAGCCGTCAACTTTATGAAGAGTTGGTTGGTTTTGGTAATACTTACGAAAAGAGGGTTCCTCGATGGGTTTTTGGTCTGTCTCCAAGACAAATCAATTTATTTCTTGATGCTTTTACGAATGGTGATGGTCATGTAAGGCCAAATGGAGCAATTAGTTTTGGTCTTGCAAACGAAGGCTTAATTGACGACCTTCAGGAACTTTACTTTTTGTGCGGTAGAATATCGACAAAAGGATATGGTTTTGTAGCTGGAAAGTATGATGTATGGAGACTGATTGTTAGTACGAAGAAAAGAAGTCATTATCAGGTAAATTCAAAGAATATTAAAACAAGCAAATATGAAGGAAATATTTATTGTTTGACTGTTAAAAAGAACGAAAACTTTTTAATGAGAAGAAACGGAAGGTATTTATGGACAGGAAATAGCAACTTTCAGTGGACCTATATGTTCTCTCGAAACCGCAGCACCAGCGGGGTTCGGCCCTACATCAGAGCCACTACGAATCCTGACGCTGAAAGTTGGGTGGCAGAGCTTCTTGAGTGGTGGATCGAGCAGGACAACAGCAGCCCGAATTACGGGTTGCCGATACAGGAAAGAAGTGGAGTCATCCGATACTTCGTCAGATCCAACAACGAGATGCACTGGGGCGACTCGATAGAGGAGCTGGTGTCGAGACACGGATGCGAGCCGCTCGACCCGAAGAGTTTCACATTCATCCCTGCGAAGATAACCGACAACCCGATCCTGCTCAAGAAAGACCCGGCCTATCTCAGCAACCTGAAGGCTCTGACGCGAGTCGAGCGCGCGCGATTGCTCGACGGCAACTGGAAGGTTCGCCCGCAGGCCGGAGACTACTTCCCTCGCGACGCGATCACGGTCATCGACTGGCGTCCGACCGACGTGGTCAAGTGGATTCGCAGTTGGGACTTGGCCGCGACAGAAGAGGGCGACGGACGAGACCCGGATTACACGGTCGGGCTGCTGATCGGGCGCCGTAGCAACGGCAAGATCGTGGTGGCCGACATGATCCGAGTTCGCCGGAAAGCGGCCGTGATCGAGAGTCTCGTCAAGACCATCGCGGTTCGAGACGGCAAGGACACCTGGATTCTGCTGCCGCAAGACCCGGGCCAGTCCGGCAAGTCGCAGAAGGAGTCGTTCGTCGGAGCGCTCTACGACTTCACCGTGCTGTCTCGCACTATCACGAAGAACAAGGTCGCAATCGCGTCTGGAGGAGCGAACTCGCCGGCATCGCTGTGGCAACAGGGACAGGTCGAGATCGTACGAGCGCCGTGGAACAAGGACTTCATCGACGAGATGGACGCCTTCCCGACGAAAGGAGTACACGACGATGTGCCGGACAGCTTCTGCACCTGTGTTCGACAGTTGCCGGGCCACTCGAAGCCGGATTACTCGCAGAGCGGATTGAGCGGAACGTACCGTCCGCTGATCCAGCGAGAGCGCCACCTGTCGAAGAAGAGGAAATACTGATCGATCTCGTTCGCCGCACTAGCTCAACGGTAGAGCAATCGGCTTGTATCCGATGGGTTGAGGGTTCGAGTCCTTCGTGCGGCTCCACGCAAAGTTAAACGGTAAAGGAAAAACAATGACGCTGTGCGACATCGAATACCGAGAGATCATCCGCGAGATCACGAACAACGGATACTTCGTCGATTCGAGAAACGCGCCGTGCAAGTCGCTGATCGACTACCGGCAGATCGTGTTTCGCGAGACTCCGCTGGTGACGTGGCGCAAGACGGCGCGGAAGAAGGCCATCCGCGAGATGGAGTGGTTCATGTCCGGTGACTCGCTGTGTCCTGCCGAGCTTCGAGACTGGTGGGACGGCCAACTGAACAAAGAAGGCCGCTACATTTGCGGTTACGGCGATCAGCTTCGCAACTACTCGGAAGATCACATGATCGACAGCGGATTCGATCAGGTCAGATATTTGCTCGAAGGTTTACTAGATCACCAGAACTCTCGTCGGCTCGTCATCTCGACGTGGAACGCGAAGGAGATGTCCGAGATCACGAGCTACAACGACAATCCGAAAACGCCCACGAACTGTCACGGATCGCTGATCCAGTGCCACGCTCGAGGCGGAAAACTGCACATGACTCAGTATCAGCGAAGCGCCGACATTCTTTTGGGCGTCCCGCACAACTGGATCCAGTACTGGGCGCTTCTTCTTTATCTCGCTCGATGGAGCGAACTCGAAGTAGGAAGTCTACGATGGATATTCGGAGATGTTCATCTCTATCAAGAAGAATCGCACTTGGCGTGCGCCAAACACATCCTGTCGATAGCCTGTCAGACTCTTGACGTATCGCACAAATTGTGCTATAATCCTTCCGTTAGTTGGACGGGATCCATACCTGAGTTCAAAGCGTCCGATTTCACGATGGTCGGTACGGTGCCAGAGCCGCTGGTGACGATCCGGCCCAAACTGCTATAGGTCGAACGATGAAAGAGCTTCATCTTACAAAGAAAGATTTCAGGGTTGACTGGTTCTCTGGAACCGGAGCAGGAGGCCAGTATCGCAACAAGCATCAAAACTGTTGCAGGATAACGCATATCGAAACGGGTCTTGTTGCTACAGGACAGTCGAACAGGGATAGACCGTCAAACCAGAGAGAGGCGTTCAACGGTTTGTCAAAAAAGATCATAGGTCTTTACGAGGCTGGCCCTGATCCTCGAAGAGCGATGAGCAATGTCGTGAGGACCTATCATTTCGAGAGAAATGTTGCCACAGATGGAGAATTATCCGTTCCTGTTATGGAGGCTATTAACGGAAAGATAGATCAGTTTATCGAGCGAGCATTGATGGAAGACAGGAAATACAGATCGACAGGAAGGGTTTAGCATTGTTCTCGACGCGCTGGGAGCGAACGTCGATCACTCGTGATCGCCTGTCGCGAAACGGTTGCAAAGAACGCTTGAATGTAGCAGATTCTCTGTCATAATCATCGCGTTGCCCGAAACCTCGACAAGCTCCTTCACTGCCGGAAAGGTAGCTCAGAAAGAAAACTTTGGAGAACAGAATGAGCGCTCTCGTCGACGCTTTCGGGCGACCCTTCACCGCCGCCGCACAGACCACGTCCTTCAGGACTGCCAAACGCCTGCTCGAAAGCGAGGTTGCGATCTCGAAGCTGCTTTCCTTCCTCGGCAGCGTGCCGGACCCTGACGAGCTGCTGAGAAAGGCCGGCATCAAGCGCCACCAGCTTCAGACGCTGGAGCTGGACGACGAGGTCGCACAGTGCGTGGACACACGGGTCGAAGCCGTGATCTCGACTCCGTGGCGCGTCGAGCCGCAGAACCAGCGCGTCTCGAAGTGGCTGCGCGCCATGATCGATCCGCACGTCGAAGAGCTGTTGCGCGCCGCGATGGACGCGAGATTCTACGGATACTCGGTCGTCGAGGTGATCTACAAGCAGACCGACAAGGGCATCGGCATCGACCGGCTCTCGCAGAAGCCGATGCAGTGGTTCGCGCCGCAGCAGGACGGCACGCTGCGCTACTTCCCTGACGACGGCACTGGTGGCACCGAAGGCATCGAGGTCTCTCCGCTCAAGTTCCTGCTGACCCGCTGCAACGCGACCTACCAGAACCCGTATGGAAAGGCGCTGCTCTCGCCGCTGTACTTCCCTGTGACGTGGCGGCGCGAGGGATGGGGCATGTGGCTCCAGTTCATGGAGACCTTCGGCGAACCCATCGTGCTCGGCCAGGTGACGAACTACGAGGACTTCGTCGAGGCGATGAGCGCTCAGGGCGTGCGCTCCACCATCGCGTGGAAGAGCGTGACGGACACCGACAAAGTGGACACCATCAACGCCTCGGCCCCTGGCGAGTTCGAGCGGCTGGAGAAAGCGCTGATCCGCCGCATCCAGAAGCTCATTCTCGGCCAGACCATGACATCCGACGTGGGCACATCCGGCAGCTACGCTGTGGCGGCCATCCACAACGAGGTGCGCAACGACAAGCGCCGCGCCGACATCCGCATGACCTCTCGCGCCGGTCAGGCCATTGTGAACATGCTGTGCGCCGTCAACCGCTGGCCGGCCCCGAAGTTCTTGCAGGCCGACGACTCCGGCCTCGAACTGGCCCGCGCGCAGCGAGACAACCTGCTGTCCGGCGTGCTGACCAGCAGCGGCTTCAAGCTCTCGGAAGGCTACTTCCTCGACCGCTACGACCTTCGCGCCAACGATCTCGTCAAGATGGAGACCGAGGAAGAGGACATCGTCGATTCCGAGGACGAGGCGACCGGACGGATCGACGACGGACGAATCGGACAGGACGACTCCGTGTCAGACAGAAGCGTGACCGATTCTGAAATGATGTCGAATCTCCGTTTCGGAAACACGCCGATCCAAAAGAGAGAGTTCTCGTCCGGAGACCGCTCGGTCGTGCACCTGACCAACGAGATTCACTTGCCGGAAGGAAAGGTAAGCCAGTCCGAGCCTATATCTATCAGCTTGAACCAGGACGCGCAACCGATCCACGTCAGCGTGACGATGCCCGAGCAATCCGCTCCGAGCGTGACGGTCAACGTGCCTGAACAGCGAGCGCCCGTCGTGAACTTCACCGCTCCCGATCACGTTAGCGAGATCGTCGTCCACGTTCCGGAGCAGCCCGCTCCAGTGGTGAACTTCGTCTCGCCAGAGCCGGTCGTCACCGTGAACGTCGAAGCGCCGAACGTCAGCGTCACTCCAGAAGTCAGTGTCAAGCTCGGGACGAGACAGACCGTGACGGACGTCGAGCGCGACAGTGGCGGCCAGATCGTCAAGACCACGCAGATCGAAACCGATGTCGAACCCGATCAGATCGGAGAGTAGACCCGGCGATATCGAACGCTTTCACGAACTTTTCTCTGAAGGATTGAAGCCATGAACACCGTGCAAACCGATCTGACCATCGTTGGAGCGCACACTCCGACGCCATCGATCTACTGGAAAGGGCAGCAGGTTCCGAACGTCGCCGGACTCAAGGTGCTTGGCGGCATCGTCACGCTCACGCTGCAAGAAGACAGCGCGCTCTCAGAGATGATGGAAGCCGGCATCAAAATCGTGAGGGTTTAGCATGAGCGACTTCATTTTCATTATCCCGCCAGAATGGACGCAGCTTGACTGGCAAACGCTAGCGAACATGGATGGCGTGAATTTGGGTTATGCGGCCGTCACGAATTACATCGCGGGCGGCGACTTGCTCGGGCTTTCCGATCAGTTGAAACTGGCCGGAGCGATCTCGCAGGAAGCCTACCTGATCGAAGCCAAACTGTTCAACGATCAGGTTTTTATCGTTCGTTTGGGGTAATCATTGACCGCATACACTCTCGCCGCCAACGCCACGCTGCGCGATGTGGGCAACGCCGGAATCTGGGGCGTTGCGACGGCTCGCTCGGGCGGCGACACGGTTGACACAAACGGGTTCAAGCTGACCATCGATCAGGATTCTCGCTACGGGCTGAGCGGAACGACCAGCACGACTTGGGGAAACCTGACGATCAACGCCTCCAAGGGCGGTGAAATCCACATCGACGGGACGAAGGTGTGGATGATTCCGTTCACTGGCGGCTCCGGGACGCTCACGCTCGGAACACAGATCACCGTCGGCGGGATCACATGCAACACCGTCGGCATCTACACCTCTCTGACGGCGGCTCCCGCCACCACAGGAGCGTCAGGCTGGCTCAAGGTCACAAACGCGTCAGGAACGCCGGGAACGATCAGCAGCGGCACCTACGCTGGCTTCACGCTCACCGCCAACGGGGCCGCGATTCGCGGGTTCATCGAGGTGAACGGCGACGAGGCAGGCACGATCAACGCCAACCGGCTCGGCACCTTCCGCGTGACTGGCGAGTGGTTTGAGCTTGGAACGACATCCGGCAGCAGCAACCAGACGATGCAATGCCCGAACAACGGCACGCTGCGCTATCTGGCCGGGGTGTTCATCGAGGCAACAAGCGGTGCTGGCGACTACGAGTTCTGGCCGAACGCTGGCACCACGACCACGACCGGCACGGACGCGACACTCGGTAAGGTGGTCTGGATCGACAACGCCGGACTGGTGCGAATCGGCAACTCCGGTGCGGCAACCAACGGCCACACCCCGACATCCGGGCGCAAGGTGGTGGTGCCCAATATCTTCTTTGAGAACAACACCACGGCAGCGCGCACGGCGAACGTCATCCCGAACGCGACGGTCGGCACGCGCTACGACTTCACCACGACGGGCGGCGGTGTTCTGGAGATCGACAAGGGCAACTTCGCCTGGTATCTCTCGGTGTCGCAGGCGTATTCGGTCAATATCTCGAACAGCGGTTTTGTCGATGCGATCAGCATCTCCGAAGTCGCTTCTCCGATGACTTTCGGCAAGGTTGGTGTGGGCAACAAACCGACGACAGCTTTGCTGGTGTCTCCACTAACGATGAGTTACTGCTTTGCGGGTGGAACCTTCACCGACTGCGTGTGGGCGCGAGTCTCGATGGCGGCATCCGGGGCACACACTAACACGCTGACCGACATCTCCGGTTTTACCTTCACGCGAGACACGACCCGCGCGAACACGATTCGCGGCCACGCCACGACGTACTCGCTCAATGCTACACGCTGCCAGAATTGCACATGGACCGATCCGGTCATTATTCAGGGAGCGATGACTTTCACGACCTGCACCAACATCACGGTGACGGGTACGGTCTATTGCGAGGCGGTCTCAGGTACGACGGTCACGACCTATGCGGGGTATGTGTGGACGGCTGCATCGAACACGCTCAATGCCACGTTCTCTGGTCTCTCGATGCCGGTGACGAACACGCATCCCTATACGGCTTTACTCTCGGTCACCGGCGCATCAGCCAACATCAAGTTGCGGAGCATCGGCACACGCGCCTCGCCGGTTACGTTGGGTAGCGCGAATGCCTGCGGCCTGATTTACGCACTGACGACCGCCGCGCAAGACGTAAAGGTGCAGCGGGTGTATTGCTCAAACACGCGAACCGGCATCATGACCGGCGACAATTCGTGCAACCGCATTCTGCAAGAGCAGGTTTTCGGCGACTATGCCGACGCTGCGGATGTGATGGCTTGCCTGAATATGAAGGTCAAAGGCATGGGCGGGACGGGCGCGTTGACCGCGCAGACCGCCGTTTACGGAACGCACTGGAAAGACCTCTATACCTCGACTACAGCAGGTCTCATCGCAATTCTGATGAACGAGCCGACGACGCTGACGGCGAGCTATGTCACGCTCACAGGTGGTGCCGGTTTCACGGCGGCAGGCGGGCTTTACATGCCAACTATCGGCATGACAGCGACATTCGAGATGGAGTATTACACGCTCGGACACACCGGCTTCCAGAACTCCGCGCTCGTGATGGCGGGCGGTACGGTCGGCAACTATCGGTTCGAGTACAGTATCGACAAGAACGACGGCAACGGCTATAGCGCGATGACGAGTAGCAGTTACACCGCCGCGCAACTCGGTACGGCGCTGAACGGCCTGACCGGCATTGACGCCTCCAAGGGCTTCAAGCTCAAACTCAAGATCACGACCGGAACGACCAACACAACCGCGATCACATCGGTCTACCTGCTCACAAACAGCAGCACGACGGCGCAAGACTACCAGTATCCGCTGGACACGATCACGCTGACACTAACCGGGCTGGTGTCTGGGTCAGACGTGGTGGTGCGCTCTGCCGGTTCGAGCACCATCCTCGGTTCGGTGGATGCAAACGCTGAGGCGACGTGGGCCTACACCTACGAAACGCCGGTATCGGTGGACATCGATGTGATCAAGCCGGGCTACGTCGTTCTTCCGCTCGTGCGGAACTACACGCTCCCATCGTCAAACGCTTCGCTGCCGTGCGCGCAACAGGCAGACCGCAATTATCAGTAAGGAACCACAATGGCAAAGATCACGAGCAAAGCACAGATCAGCGTCGGCACGGAACTCACGATTGACGAGCCGGGCCGCACTTTCACGCTCAACGTCGCGGGAAATCTCGTGGCGAAGGACGGCGTGACGATCCAGGCGCTTTACTCCAAGTTCTGCGATCTTTGGGCGACCTCGACGTATCAGGACAGCCCCTTCCCGATGAACGCGCTGGATGCGCTCTCTGGTCAGTATTATTTCGGTGTCGATGCGGGCGGCAACTATAGCGGCTGGAAACCGGCCAATGATGCCACGCGGCAGATGATGCGCGACGGCGGATGGCGCGAGTATTCCAGTGCCGGGGTACTGAACCGCGAATATGTGGGTATCGTGGGTCTCGGTTCCGTGTCGAGCGGCGCGCAGCTTTACTACCAGAAGACCAGCGGCGGCGCTGCGGCGAACTTCACCTTTACCGACCAGTGCAACGAGGGCATTCAGGTTTATGGAGATGCCGCCAACGGCAACTTCGACAGCAGAACCTACTTCAAGGGATACTGCCGCGAGTACGGCAAGAAGTACAAGGATTCCGTGCTGGCCGATACCGGCAAGACGGCGACCGGAGCCTATCTCGTCACCTGCTGCTCTCGAACGAGGATGATCTGAAAATTCAGGCGGCGGATGGTGCAATGACCGGCGCTCCGTACAGCGGTATTACCGTCAGTTACTATACGGCGAACCAGACGCGCACTATCGGCGGCGTGTCGCGCAACTTCAAGATCATCATCGACGGCAACAGCGCCACGCTAGAGCAGATTTACACGAAGATTCAATACCTGCTCCGCCAGAACAGCGACATCAACGCCAGCGGGACGGATGGCACCAAGACAGGCAAGATTCAGGCGGCGCTATTGGCGTTTGTGGGCGATACGCTGGAAACCGCGCAGTCGGTCTATATCGACAACATCCAGTCCGCCGACTCAAACCGCATCAAGTTCAAAGACGACGGCGGCACGTTCCGAGAGAACCCTTACACGGCTGCGGGAACGCTCACCTTTAACGCCGCGCTGGTGGGGGCGGGGTCAAGCTATCGGATGATGTACACCTCGCCTTCTGGGGACGGCAACGACTACGGTGAGGCCGGAGCGATTACCGTCAAGAATGCGGCTGGAACGGACATCGCCGGCACGATCAGCAGCGGGTCGATTTTGTTCGATTTCGATTACGACAATGACGCCTATGGGGGCACGGCTGGAACCGACAAAGCGGTGACGCTGATCGGCATCCGTCCCGGTTACGGAAAGTTCGCGGTCGCGACCGGAACGCTGACGCGCAGCAAGACCATCGGCCTGTCTCTGGTCGGAGAGACAGATCGGGCATATGCCTGATGGCGATCTCCTTCGATCCGGCAGCCAAGCGGATCATCCTGGACTCCGCGAGCGTCACGGCTGAGGAAGTATTCTCGCGCTGGGAAGATTGGATGCTGCTGTCGGACAACGCAAAGTATCTCCCGGCGTTTCGGCACGCTGGCGGCGACGATCTCGGAGGCGGGCTGTTCATTCCGAACTACTTGTTTTTGCTGAACGGTTGGCGTGTCCGCCCGATGGAGGCGAGCCACACGCTGATCATCACGGGCAACCTGTTCGTCGAAGGAGGAGGCGTGCCGGTCGTGCAGACGCTCGGCAACTACAACGTCAGCGTGCAGTACACGGTGCCGGTGCAGGCGCAGGGCATCGCGACATCTGGAAGCTCCGGGCCGTCCGCTTCAGAGATCGCAGAAGCGGTCGTGGCCGCGCTGAACGCGACCGCCATCCCGGTGGACGTTCAAAAGATGAACGGATCGACGCTGCTCGGAGCCGGAACAGAGAGCGACAAGTGGAGAGGTGCCGGTGTTTGACGAGCGGTCGTTCGCGACGATCTCGTTCTCCTTGCTGTCATTTATATTTGGAGATGTCGAGCTACCCGCCACGAGACCGAGAGAAGGTTCGGTGCTGAGAAGCTCTGGAGGCAGACGCCACCCGGATCGACTCAGAGTTCCAACCAGGCGAAACGACGACGACGACGTGCTCGTGCTGATGCTGTGAGGTGACGAGATATGAGAATCGATTCCGACGTGTCTGGCAACGAGCGGATTCAGAGAGCGTTGCGCGAGCTTGCGGAAACCATCAACCCGCAGATGAAAGAGCGGCTGATGGGCGAGATCGGAGCCGACTACGTCGATTTCGTCAAGACCGAGGTGTTCGACAAGCAGCGCTCGCCGCAGCGCAAGAAGTGGGCGAAGCTGAAAGAGTCGACGGTAAAGATCAAGCGATGGTCCGGCAACACGAGAGGCGCGGAGTTCGTCGGGACGTGGACAGGCGATCTCGTCAGATCGCTCAAGTTTCGCGTGGTCGGGGATTCCGTGCTGATCGGAAGCGATCTCCATTACGCTCCGCACTTCCATTTCTTCGTCAAGAAAGGCTCTGGAGGAGGCGGCCCTTGGGGCGACATCCCGGCACGCCCGTTTCTCGGCGTCAGCGAGCGCGCCGACAAGCGCATACTGAAGATCATGAACCGGTTCTTCAGCACGAACATCTTCAAATAGTTGCACGATACTCAAGAGGGCAGATAAATGGCGAGTATCGAAGACCTGATAGACTTCACTCAGCGCACGCTCGGCATCGACGACACCGTCGCCGACCGCTACGAGCGCAGTCTGGTGAAAGAGTTCGGAGCCGAGCTGATCAGAATACCGAAGAGCGACCGCAAGTGGCGCAACGCGGAGATCAAATCCGCCTATGACGGCAGAGAGAAAACGGTGGTGAAACTGGCCAGACAGTACGGAATGTCGGAGAGAATGATCTGGCGCATCATCGCAGAGGATTGATTGATCTTTCTGTCGGTTTGTAGTATGATAAACAAATCAGACATAGGAGTTAAACGGCATGAAATTTCTTCTCGTTCTAGGAATAATTCTGATTGTTCCGTGTTTTTGCGCGATGAGATTCGATATCTTTCCTAGAACGCCAGCACAAAAAGCGCTCGGACAGGTCAGCGATGGCGATATGGTGATGGGAATCGGCTTCTTTGCCGGATTGGTTTGCGTCATCGTGTCGGTGCTCTGGTGGTCGCTGCTGTGATGTGGCGAGACATCATGACGATCCTGGCCCTGCTGGCGCTGTCTCCGATCATCGGCATCGCGGCCTCAATCTTCTCGCTGCTGTTCTTCGTGGCGTTACCGATCTGGATCGCGTGGCGTGTGTTTCTGGAGAATGTGCTGAAGCGCGATCCTGGGCTTTATAGGTTTGGAGTTAGTGATATGATAGAAAACAAGACCGACTCGGTTGATCGGTGGATCGCTGAATTCAGCGGGATCGCCACGAAAGATACCGACTCGAAAGATTTTATAGCGGTGGCTAGGATCGCCGTCGATTGCGGTATTTCACCGAAGAGAGTGGCGAACAAAATTTTGCTTGATCGTAAAATCTGGTCTAACAAAACATGAAACTGATCAGTTGCGATAGATGCGGGATCGTTCTCGACGCTAACAAGCTGAAGTTCCCGACCGACACGCGCTCGGAAGACCTGTCCATCGACCGCAGCAAGGCGGCGTGGAACGGCGATACGGGCGATTACGAGGCATTCGTCTCATGCCCTGTTTGCGGAGAACAGGTGTTCGAGTCCAAAGCGCAAATCGGTTGACTCCGAGCGCGATGTCTTGTAGTATCGCTTCGTCGGTCGGCACCGGCGAAGTTTCACACACAAACCCCGATATTTCGGGGGCTTGAAGTAAGCGATGATTTTGTGTGTGTAATCACTCGCTTGTCTGCCGAGACCAAGCCCACCAAAGTACCGGGGTTTTTCTTTGTCCGTCCCGCGACGGAGGGAAGACCGGCTCGATCCGACTGGAACAGGCGAGAACCGCAAGTATGACGCCCGTAACCTGTTCGAGAGCGCTGCGGGGGGAACCATGAAAAGCGCAAATGACAAGAGTGACCGTGGTACGGTTTTGTGAGGTTCTGGATGCACGTTGGGTGAAAGCCCTCGCAGGAAAACTCACCGGATCGGAGCGGGTGATCGTGACCATCATGGGGCCTTTCGAGGCGTAACGCGATCAGGCTGGCGACACCGTGACGAAGAACTCAGGGTGATGCTTGCTCTCACTAAAGCTGCACATCTTATCGTGTGTGGCTTTAGGAGAGCTTTGACCGGACTTCCCCCGATCCTCAGAATCTAGGGTGATTTACACCAAGAAACAGGAGCAGCAAGATGGAATACACTCTCGATATATGCGACAAGATAATAGAAGCTCTCGGTAGCTCTGAAGCGACAGAGAACTTTGTTGAGTTTGTTGATCTGTTCGCAAAGCCTGAACGGTCATACAACTGGATCGACTTCGGAAAGCCAGCTAAAGAGCATGAAGCAGATCTGATAGAGTTGATATCGTACTTCCGTAATATAGCTGAAAACCAGAAGCCGCTAGAACCGGAATTCCAGAAAGTTCTGGACGACAATTTTTGGGATTTGTTGAGCGATTAACGGTGATTTTGAAATGTTAGATCGGATGGGCTATCATGACAGCAAACAACGGTGATAGACGAATCGCAAGAGCCGGAAGCATCCTGTTGATCGAATGCGCGTGCTACAGCGACAAGAACATCATCGGAATATTCTCGGTATTGGCAGATTTTGATCCGGTTGCCATGAGAGACGAGTTCTTGATCGAGATCGGATTCGATTATAGCGACAGGTTTAAAGTCGATCTTGACGAGTACAAGTTTGTCGCTTTTCTGTTGAGCAAAGGATTGGTGCTAGAAATAGATTATTCTTTCATTCATGTCTCTGATTTTAGAGACCCTGACGAATTTCTTTTTATTCGATGAATCGACACCAATAATCAGGAGCAGCAATATGATATATAATTCAGATAAAGAGAAAGTGAACTGGAAGATCAAGTACGGCAACGATACCGGATCGTTTGATGCCGTAATAACCAAGTGGTGGGTGGTCGGTGATAACGGTAAATCGTTCGAGTGTTATTCGATTGAAGATGCCAAATTGCTGTGCGATCTGATGAACCGTGGTGATGTTGGCTATCAAGAGTTTTTGAACAAGTGATCACGATCAACCAACCCATCGTCGTGTGCTCCGTGCTGACCGAAGAAGACAAGAAACCCAAACCTCCGGCACCGCTGCAGCAGCGAGAGACAGTGCTATCCGGCAAGACTTACAAGATCAAGTCGCCGTCGGCCGAGAGCGCGATTTACGTCACCATCAACGATCACGACGGTCGGCCGTTCGAGATCTTCATCAACTCGAAGGACACGCGACACTTTCAGTGGGTGACGGTGCTCACGCGAGTTATGAGCGCGATCTTTCGCAAGGGTGGCGACTGCACGTTCCTGATCGAGGAATTGCGCAGCGTCTTCGATCCTGTGGGCGGTTATTTCAAGAAAAACAAGTTCATGCCGTCTCTGGTGGCGGAGATCGGAGAGGTTCTGGAGCAGCACTTCACCGATCTCGGCCTGTACGCGAAGGACGAGAGTCTCGCTGTGGCGGCGAAGGCGATGATCGAGGAGAAGATGGATTCATCGGTGGAAGACAAGATGATGCTTTGCCCGAAATGCAACCAGAAATCGGCGATACTGATGGATGGCTGTCTCACCTGCACAAACACGGACTGCCTCCACAGCAAATGCGGATAATCTACGAATGAAACCGTTCGAGTTAAAAGACAACGCGAGAGCCGTTCTCTCTTTTTTGAGCGACGGCAAAACGCATCCAGTTGTCGAAGTTGCCGAGCATCTGTCCATCGACAGGAGCACGGCTCGAAAAATACTGCAACGCCATTACTCGATGGCGTTCGTGGACGAGAGAAAGCAGGAAAGCAAGAGCCTGTTCAGGATCACCGCGAAGGGAAGAAACGCGCTGGGCGAGACTCGCGTGAAAACAGGAGAGATGCCGTCGGTCCCTGTTCCAGGAGAAGTCGTGCCGTTTCTGAGAGCGCTCAGCGAGTCGCTCACGCTGATGGCGGATCGTCTCGAAGAGTACGATTGATAAAAGAAGTGTCCTGTTTCTTGTATTCTCCAATTCCCACCTGTCACATCCTCGCTTGACAAATTCAGTTTGTGACCGATTAAACTTCGGTCATGAACGCGAATACCGCCAAACGCAGCTATACCCACATCGCATCTCGGCTCTTCAACGTGCCGCTTATGGTGCATCCGGCGAAGCTGGACGCGATCATCCACGGTATCGGGCCGCGTCTCGGCGTCGATGTCGATCCTGAAGCGTATGTCGCTGGCTTTCCTTACGCCGAGTCTGGCCCGTACCGTCTCGAAAACGGCATCGGGATCATATCGGTTCACGGTGCGCTGACCCATCGCTCGTCGTTCTCTTCTCCTTCGACGTACTTTCGCGGATACGAGTCGATTTCGTCGGAGCTGAGAGCCGCTCTCGAAGACCCGAACGTCAAAGACATCGTGATGGAGTTCGACTCTCCAGGAGGAGAGGTGTCCGGCGCGTTCCAGTTGGCCGACGAGATCTATCGCGGACGCTCGATCAAGCCGATTCACGCGATGGTGACGGACATGGCGGCGAGCGCTGGATACCTGCTGGCCAGCGCGGCGACTTCGATCACGGCGACGAACACGTCCATCACCGGCTCGATTGGCGTCGTGATGCGTCACGCCGACTACTCGAAAGCGCTCGCCAACGAAGGAGTCAAGGTCACGCACATCCACGCCGGAGCGCGCAAGGTCGACGGAAATCCGTATGAGCCGCTGACAGCAGAGGTCAAGCGCGACATGCAGGCGAGCGTCGATTACTACTACGGCCTGTTCGTCGATGCGGTGGCGCGTCATCGCGGTGGTGTCGGCCTGAATCAGCGCGCCATCAGAGAGACAGAAGCCGCCGTGTTCGTGGCGGATCGAGCGCTCGAAATCGGGCTGATCGATCATGTCGATTCACCGGATGCGCTGTTTGAACGCCTGTTGGCTCTACGCGAGTCCAATCGTTTCGTATCACACTCAGAGGTTTTAAATATGTCCGAAGATCGCGAGAAGTGGATCGCGCTGGAGGCGTCGAACGTCGATCTCAAGTCGAAGCTGATCGCGTCCGAGTCGATGGTCGCCGATCTCGCCGCGCAACTGGAGGCCGTCCGCCAGCAGTTGTCCGTCGAGTCCGACCGCGCGAAGGCCGCAGAAGCCCAGATTCAGGCGCAGCGCGAAGCCGCTCGCCAGAGCGCCGTAGAGAAGCTGTTCTCCGATTTGCACCAAGAGCTGAGCGCCGAGCGCGCCATGCCCTATCTGGCGATGAGCGACGAGTCGTTCGCGGCCATCAGCGCCGACCTCAGAGCGATGTCCGCTCCTGTCGTCGATCCGAAACTGTTCGTCGAGACCGCAGTCTCCGGCGCGTCGCGAGACTCGAACGTGATCGATCTCGGCGCGCAACTGTTCAAGCAAGTAGCGGGAGTGAAGTGATATGGCGTCTTACGCGGAGCCGATTCGCAGTTACGAGGCTGTCCTGAGCGACAGCGGCAACATCAGCTACGAGGACGTGACCGTCGGCTCCGGGGCCGATCTCGTCTCGGGGGCCGTAGTCGGCCTTAAGAAGTTCGTGCAGGCCGCCGCGCCGATCCCGACCATCGTCGGCACCGGCACCGGCCTGATGACCCTGCTGACCTTCGGGCCGGACGCTCAGGTCGGAAGCTACGTGATCACGCTGACCGCCACGTCGGCGACCGCCGCGTTCTCGGTTGTGGCTCCTGACGGCACCGCACTGCCTGCTGGCGCTGTGGGCACCGCCTACAAGTCGACGCACCTGAGCTTCCTGATCTCGAACGGCGGCACCATGACGCTGGGCGACTCTTACACCGTGGTGGTTTCTGCGGCCGGCACTCCGGTCCTGGTCGGCACCGGCACCGGCGTCGTGTCAGCCGTCTCGCTCGGCAAGTACGCCAAGCTGGGCACCTATCGCGTCAAGCTGACCGCTACTTCTGCCACAGCGCTGTTCGAGGTGCAGGGTCCGAGCGGTCTGGTCGGCACCGGCAACGTCGCCACCGCGTTCGCGTCAGACCACGTCAACTTCACGCTGGCGAACGGCGGCACCATGACCCTCGGCGACTACTTCAACATCGTCGTCGCGAACCAGGCGAGCGTGACCGGCCGGTATTACGCCTACGACCCGACCGCCGTCGACGGCACTCAGGAGCCGGTGGCCGTGCTGGTGCAGCCCGCAGCCGCCGCTTCCACGGCCGTCACCGCGACCGCCGTCGCCCGTTTGGCCGAAGTGAAGCTCGATGCTCTGACCTGGAAAGCGAACGTCTCTGCCGCGCAGAAGATCGCCGCCGCGAAACAGTTGGCAGCCAATTCCATGATTCTGGTGCGGAGTTAAGTCATGTTAGACATCTATCGCGATTACTTCACCCGCGAGCAACTGATGGCGAGTATCGCCAAGGCTCCCTACGTCCCTGGTCGCCTCTCCGAGTACTTCGAGTCGATGCCGCTGACCAGCACCACTCTGGCCCTCGAAGACCAGCCGACCAACGGCGCGTCGATCCTGGCCGGCGTCCCGCGCGGCACCCCGTCGAAGGTCGAGACGCTGGAGCGGCGCAACGTGTTCACCTTCAACACCTCGCACTATCGCGCCGACGGCAACGTATACGCCGACGAGGTCTTGAACGCCCGCGCCTACGGGGCCAACGGCGGTGCCGAGATCATCCAGCAGCGCCGCGACATGCTGATGGCTCGGATGCGTCGCGACATCGATCTGACCCACGAGTCGCTGCGCATGACGCAGGTGGTCACGCCGACCAACGCCTTCGGCACCATGCCCGCATCGCAGCAGATCGCGTTCAACACCGACGCGACCAAGACTCGCGGCGAGATCTTCACCAAGATCGTCAAGCCCATCGAGGCCGCTCTCGACGGCGTGCCGTACTCCGGCATCTGGGCGCTGTGCGAGGACGCCATCTGGGCGAAGCTGATCGAGAACGCCGCGATCAAGGCCACCTGGCTGAACTGGCAGAACGCCAACAACTTGCGCGGCGACCCGCGCGAGATGGTGAACTTCGGCGGCGTGACCTTCGAGCGCTATCGAGGCACCGGCACCGTCAACCTGACGTCCGGCACCATCCGGGCGTTCCCGGTCGGCGTCCCTCAGATGTGGATTCAGGCGTTCGCTCCGGCAGACACGCTGGACACCGTCGGTGCTGGCGCTCTGGGAACCCCGTACTGGCCGCAAGCCATCCCGAGTTCCGACAACCGCCGCTGGTATCTGGAAATCCAGACCAACTGCGTGATGGTCTGCACTCGACCGACCGCCGTGATCTCTATCACGACCGACTGATGAGCTACGCGACCTACGATGACCTGCTCGCCAACTTCGGCGAGCGGGAAATCGAGACGGTGACGGACAGAGACCGCGACGGTGTCGCCGACTACGGCGTGATCGAAGACGGTCTCTCGTTCGCCGACGACATGATCGACGGCTATCTTCGCGGACGGTACGATCTGCCGCTGTCGAGCGCTCCGCGCAACATCGTCGGAATCGCCTGCGACATCGCTCGGTATCGCTACTACCAGGACCAGCCGACCGATCTGGTGGTGTCTCGGTACGAGCAGGCCATCGACTGGCTTCGCGACGTCTCGCGAGGGCTGATCGACGTGCTGCCGCCATCGGACGAGATCGTGCAGCAGCCGCTCGCCCACTCGACTCCGGCCGCCGTGTTCACGAGGCTCGTCTGGTGAGCGACACGCTTTACCCGTACCTCGACAAGTTGGTGCTGGCGCTCGAAACGCTCGATCTGGCGACGCCGGTGGAGGCGTTCGCGAGCCTCGCGTCGGTCAACATCCAGGGCAGCCCGCAGGTGAGCCTTGTGGCCGGAGAAACGTCGGTCAAGCAGACCATCGGCCAGGGCCGGGTGATCCAGAGCTGGAGCATGGTCCAGGAGTGGACGGTCGCCGTGATCCTTCGCGATTCGAGCGACCAGCGCGTGACTTCTCCGCTGCTCGCCGAACTCGGCACGTGGCAGGCGAGAGTGCTGAATATCTTGATGCGAGACGTGATCGGCGTCGGCGGACCCATCAGTCTCATCGAAATACTTGAACCAGAGGCCATCGCGGGCGGCGCTATCGCCGGTCGCATCAAGCTCGGGATTCAATTCGTCTTCAATTCGGAGTAATCGCTTATGGCCGGTTTGCGCGGTGCAGGAAAGGTTTATCTCTCTACTCTCAGCGGTGGCTCGTATGGCGGCTACCTGGACATGGCGAACATCGCCTCGTTCACCATCGGCAGCTCTGGTGCCGACACGACAACCCTAAAATCGACGGCTCCGGCGAACTACGGCGCGGTGATCGGATCGGCCACAACGCCTGGCGACGACACCATCTCCATCGCGCTGAACGTGCCGAACCGCAAGAACCTGACGGCGATGCTGCTCGGCACCGACACCGGCGTGTCCGTCACCGGCAGCACGGCGACCAACGAGGAGATCATCCCTCTGTCGCTCGGAAGCTTCCTGCCGCTGACCAAGCGGCACGTCTCGGCGGTCTCGATCACGTCGAAGGATGCCGACGACACTGGAACCTGGGTCGGGTCCACCGTCACCTCTCTGAACGCGTACATCAAGCCGACGGTCGCGAACACGTACTACTACAAATGCACCACGGCGGGAACCACCTCTGGCTCTCAGCCGACGTGGGGCACCACCATCGGCGGCACCACCACCGACGGCACCGTGACGTGGACCAACATGGGCCTGATCACCAAGTCGTCCACCACAGACTACGACGTGGACGCCGACAACGGTCTGATCGAGATCCGAAGCGGCGCGACCTCAGTCGAAGTTGGTCGCGCGCTGAACGTCGATTACACCTACGCCTCCTACTCGGGCTACACCATCAGCGCTCGCGCGCAGTCCTCGCTGAACTGCAAGATGCTGTTCGTCGGCGAGAACCTGGACAACGGAGACCTGATCCGGCTGACCGCAGACGCTGTCGAGCTGTCTCCTGAAGGCGATTTCAGCCTGATCTCGGCCGACGGCGAGTTCCTGGAGTTCACCCTGTCCGGCACCTTGAAGGTTCCCGACGGCGAGACCTACCCGTTCTTCCTAGAGGTCATCTCCTGAGATGCTGTCCATTACACGAGAGCTGGAGTTCGGCGACAAGAAAATCACGGTCAGGGAGCTGACCGTCGCCGAAGTGAGAAAGTGGCTCAGCGAGCCGTCCGCCATCGATCAGCAAGAGTTCGACGTGCTGACCGGCCTGATGTCGTTCGACGAGATCGGAGTGAACGACATCTATCGCTTCACAGATCTTAAACCTGGCGATGTCGAGGGGCTGACGCCGTCAGCGCTCAAGAAGATCGCCGCCGTCGTGAAGGAACTGAACTCGGTTTTTTTCGGCGAGTACCTCCAAAGGCTCAAAGAGGTACAGAAGCAAATCGAGCAAAACTCACCGCAAAAAGCCTCGAACTGAGCGTGTCAGAACTCGTCCGGGCCGGGCACTCGTCCGCCTGGACGTATCCTTGGGCCATCTTCCTCTCGTCTTTGGAAGAGGTTGACGCCTACCGTAAAGCCGCATCTAGAGCGACGAGGTAACGACGATGGCCGCTGGCTCGCTGAACATGATCATCCGGTTGCTCGTCAGCACCGGAAACTCGGCCGCGAGCGTCAACACTCTCAAAAACGCGCTGACGCAACTCGCCGGAGCGGTCGCCGGACTCAACATCGTCGATCAGTTCATCGAGGCGAACCGCGAAATCGACAAGCTGGTTCGCGGCCTGAACGCCATCAGCGCCGGTAACGCTAGCGCCTATTTCGACCGTCTGGCAGGATCTGCGAACAAGCTCGGCATCCCGATCAAAGAGGTGTCGCTCGCGTTCCTGGAGCTGAACGCCGCGACGCGCGACACCAATTTCGAGGGCCAGAAGACACAGGCAGCGTTCGAGGCGCTCGGCAACGCGCTGAGCGTGACCGGAGCCGACGCCGTCCGGTTCCAGCGCGGGTTCAGGGCGCTCACGCAGATCATGTCGAAGGACCAGCTCTTCGCCGAAGAGTTGCGCCAGCAGTTGGGCGAGGCGCTGCCGACCGCCGTGCAGGACTTCGCGCGCGCGCTCGACATCGCGCCTCTGCAACTGTTCAAGTTCATGGAGCAGGGCGTCATCTCGGGCGACGAGTTGCGCAGGACCATCGTTCTGGTCACGAAGGAGTGGAACAGGGCGTATCCGCTAATCGACAAGAAAGAGTTCACCATCGATCAGAAGCTCGCGCTCGTCAGGAACGAGTTTTTGCTTCTGTCAAAGGAGATCGGCGATACCGGCGTATGGGATCAGTTCGGAGACTCGATAGACAGGGCCGGAGCCGCGCTCCTATATATCAGAAACAACCTGAACGATGTCGTCGTCGACGTCAAGGCGACGTTCAAGACGATCAGAGACGAGATCAGGGCTATAAGCGAAGACCTGAAATCGAGAGATTTATTTGCTTTATCGTTTGAAAATGTCGAGTTCAATCCTGCTGGTCTGATTCGCAATCTTAGGTTCGCGTTTCAGGTCATACCGGAAGAAGTGAGAAAAGCGCTTCAGCCAATAGAAGACGCGATATCGAGCATTGATTTCTCGAAGATTGTTGTCGGGTTTGTCGCGTCGATTAGGTTCTTTGCAGAAGTGATCGGCAACACGGTCGGGAGAGTCATCGAAGAAGTATCACTATCTATTGACAAGTTAAATCTAAAGTGGATCGAGTTTCAGAAAAGGCTTGTTAGTAATAAGTTTACCGTAAGAGCTTTTCAGCTTTCCGGTGGTGCTGATGCAGAAAGCAATCTAAACAGACTATTTAATATAATAGAAGGCTTAAACGAAGAATACTCGAAGCTACAGGAAAACATAAACAAGAAGATTTCTGGAAGGAAAGACGCGAACCTGAACTTTGCGAGCGGAATCGATCAGGCCCTTCAAAGGTTTGTCGAATCTTTCAACAAACTCGATTCGAACAAGGCGCTCGAAAGGCAGGTGTTGCTGATCGACGAAGCGACGAAAAGAGAGCAGACGCGAGCGCTGTTCCACAAAGAGTACATCAACAATCTCGAATCGGAAACGAGAGCCAAGACCGGCACGCTTAAGATCGCGAAGCAGCAGGCGAGCGCAGAGACCGACCTGATACGGCTGGCTCAGTCGTACAAAGACTCGCTCGTCGGAGTCAACAGCGAGCAGTACAAGCGATGGGTCCAGCAGGGACTCATCACCGAAGAGGCCGGCAAGTTCTTCGAGCAGTCGGCCAAGAGCGAGTCGCTGCGAACCTCGTGGAATTCCGCCATCGAGGCGGTCGAGCGGTACAACAAAGAGGCTGATCGCGGCGGCAAGGCAGACCAGGGCACGCTCGACGCGCTGAAGGACCAGGCGAAAGCGCAGCTCGATTACGCTGCCGCGAAGGCCAAAGAGGCTGGCGACGCCAACAAGCTCAAGCAGATTTACGAGGCCCAAGTCGGCATCATCGAGAAGCATAAGAAAGCGGTAGAAGACATCCGATCCGCTCTCGACAGAGCCGAGGTCAGGGCCGGCATCCAGAACGTGCCTGGCGACGAGGTGAAGAGCGTCGTCAGCGACGTGCAGAAGCAGTTCGACGCGATCACGCCTGCAACTGTTCCGACGAAAGTCGATCCGGCAAAGCAGAGCGTGTTCAGAGATTACGAGGAACCGATCACCAAACTGCCAGACGCGATCCAGTACGTCAATCGCGTGTACAAGGACGGCTCTTCTACCAGCTCGACGCTCGGAGATCCGTCCAGCGGTTTCAGGTGGGGCGGGCCGATACCCGGATACGGTGGCGGCGACCGGATACGTGCGCTGCTCGAACCAGGGGAGTTCGTTCTGAGAAAGGAGGCCGTGCGCTCGCTCGGACTCGGCTTTCTGTCGTCGCTCAACCGATCCGGCATCGTGGCGGCAGGCATGTCGCGCTTCGACGCGGGATCGATTGGCGTTCCGAGATTCGCGAGCGGCGGTCTGGTCGAGTCTCAGCCCATCGTGATAAACGTGGCCGGGCGAGCGCCGATCAGGCTGTCCGGCAGCCGCGATCAGGCCGAAGCGCTGGCGAACCTGCTGACCGGCGTCGGGAGGGCATTATGAGAAGTCTCGGTTCCGTTCAGTTCTCGTCTCGCGACGAGTCGCAGATCGAGTGGGTGGACCGTCTCGACTGGCAGCCCGTCGGCCAGTCCATCCGCTACGCTCTGGCCGGCAACCCGGTCGTCATGGAGAACGAGCGCGGCGGTCGCCCGATCACGCTGGAGGCCGAGCTGCCGTGGTGCTGGCTGTCCGCGAGCACGGTGGACGCGCTGGTCGCTCTCGCCGAGACCCGGCAGGACATGGCCATGATTTACGATTCCTTCACGGCGACGGTGCGCTTCAGGCGCGACGCGGGACCGCTCCGGCTCTCTCCGGTCGATCCGCGCCGAACCCACTACACCGGCTCCATTTTTCTCATTCAGGTGGCATGATATGGCGATTGTCGGCAGCGAACTGGTCTATTACGCATCGGCGGTGGTGAACGACACCGGCAGCAACGGCGGGCGCATCTCGGCGAACGAGGTGGTGTCCGGCTCCAGCAACTCGTTCTGGCCCAACGTGCCGGAAGCCGACCTGACGACCGGCGCGATCCAGTGGCGCAAGGGATTCGTCCGAGTGGACAACGCGGCCAACGAGACCGCGTCCGTTCTCCGCGTCGGTCTGTGGCGTCCTACGACCGGAGACGACGAGCTGTATCTCGCGCTCGGCACCCAGACCAACATCCAGTCTGCGTTCGGCAGCCCGAACCTGTACGGGTGCGGCAAGCTCAACACGAGCGAGACTGCCGGATCGAACCAGTTCGAGGTTCTGGTCGAGGACGGGACCGTCATCATCTTCCGCGCCGGCGACACCATCCGCATCAGCAACGAGACCGCGCTCGGAACTGGCGGCACGGCCGAGATCCACACCATCACCGGAACGCCGTCGGTGTCTGGCGACGTGGTTACGATCACCATCTCCGGCTATCTGGCGAACGACTACAGCAGCGCGAACACCTACGTGGCCTCGCTGATCGGGACCACCGGGCTGGCCGGAACCACGGCCGGCAAGGTCGTCACCAGCCTGTCGGGCACCTTCGCAGAAGGCTACATGACCGTCGGCAACATCGGCTCGATCTATCAGGTGCTGACCTTCACCTTCACGAGCGCGACGGCGTTCACCGTGGCCTCGGACGCCGGCATCTCGCTGGCTGGAGGCACCACCGACGCCACCTACGCGCCGACCAACGTGAGCAAGGGCGCGAGCTATTTCTCGGTCGCTCCTACCTGCTGGGGCGGCACGTTTGCCGCGAACGACACGGTGGTGATCACCACCGTTCCTCCAGCTTTGCCGATCCTGGAGAAGCGCGTGGTTCCGGCTGGAGCTTCCGCGTTCTCGTCGCAGGCGCGCTCGCTGATGTTCTTCGTGGAGTCGTGACGTGGCCGAGGCCGCTCTCGCTTCGCTGTCCGTAAACTTCGGATCGGAGAGGTCGGACGGCGGTCGCATCGTGCTCGAACAGATGGTGAAGCGCTTCAACTTTCGCGGCGAGCTGGTCGCGAGATGCTTCTTCACCGTCCCGGAAAGCTACCTAAACTTCCCGATGGAGTACATCTCGTCGGTAGGCACCGCCAATGCCGGCGAGTACCTGCCGCAGATCGTCTACGGAGAGGGCGTCACCTTCACCGGAAGCGCGAGCGCGCAACTGAAGTACCCGAACGCGACTGGCGTGACCATCGACGCCGGAAGGTCGCTGTTCATGCGCGAGACGACGCTGAACGGCAGACGCTTCTTCGAGCGCGTGACAGTCGGACTTGTCTACGATCAGGAGACCGGATCGGTGGTGACGGACGACGGGATGCCGGTATACGGGGCGGCTTCCGTGAGCTACGAGGCGATCTACCAGCTCGTATACTACAAGCCGGAAGTGCTGGACCGCAGGATCTTCAGCGCTGGATCGGGAGTATCGTTCTCGCTCGGCACGCTGTTCGCCTACAACGAGATCGGGTTCGCGACGCTCGACATGGAGCTGGACATCGGATCTTCGCCGGAGTGGATCGAGTACGCCCGCGTGTCGAGCAAGATCGTGCTGGACCCGAAGGGCGTTTGGGAGTTCCCGCCGAACTGGGAGTCCACCTACCAGGGCAACAAGCACAAGATCGGCGACCAGCGCGACGACTACCCTGACGACGGAGAGTTTCCGAGCGTGTCCGACACCGTCGATGGAGGAAACAGCTTCGTCGACGAGCGCGTCCACCTGATCGTCGAGGTGAACAGCACCGGCACGTTGCGCTACCGGGACTTCAACAACGGCGGCTCCGGCCACTTCGACTGGGAGCAGCCCTATTTCGGCAGCCGGACGTACCAGCCGAAATACGAGATCCAGTTCGCCGATCCTCCTGGCGGAGCGAGGGCCACCAGCGCGGAAGACTTCTCCAGGAGCAAGTACAACAGGACGTGGCGCAACGCCTTCGTGGAAGTCGACAAGTCGGCTCTGATCGATAAGATCAAGCGCGAGTATCCTGGAGCGACCGAGAGTTGAGCGGACACGGCTTTCGAGATATTAGCGGCATCAGGTGGTCGCTCGGAGAGACCGGCTACCAGTTCATCGGAACCGGGCCGTACCGATATCAGACTTACGAGGACGATTATCTCCCAGAGTTACGCTACATGCCGCTCGTCTACGCGGTCAAGGCGACGTTCAACAAAAAGTTCAAGGCCGTTCCGCTCGTGTCGAGCGCCGAGATTCCACCGTCAGACGAGTGGTTGTACGACCCTGATCCGAGAAACACGAACGACTACCTGACAGTCAATCCAGCGCATCAGCCTGACGGTCAAGGAGTTAGCCAGTTTCACATGATCTCGGCCGGCAAGAAGCGAAAGACCTATCCGTGGATGATATCGCAGTGGTCTCAATCGTGGCCGTGCCACGCGCTGACACGATTTAGCGGAAGCTCGACTCCAGCGCCGAGATGGGCTAGCGCTGATATCGGTTTCGACTATCCTCCCGTCGTGTTCGAGAAAAAGAAAGGCGAGTACAAGCGGTTCGAGTCAGACTGGTGGCAGCGAGGCTGTCTGCGGAAGGTGGAAAATCGTCTGTTCGTCATCGTCGCAGACGTAGACAGCGCGTTCCACTGCTTCCCGCTCGGCTCAGAAACCGGAACTGGTTATAACGAGAACAACATACCGGCAGAAATCATCAAGAGCGACGAGTGTCCGTGGCCTTCTTGGGTCAACCTGGAGCCGCTCGGGTCTGACGTCTCGGACGTCAATCTGCGCGGCCAGCTCTCCAGGATCAGGCCGCGATGGGAGTTCTGCGGCGACGGTACGCGAGCGGCGTGTATCGTGGCGAGACGAGAGATCGCGTGGGGAGACGAGACATACACGTCGTCTGCTTACCTATCGTCTGGATCGTTTCTGCACGAGGTTCGAGAGGACTACCCCGGAATGGTCGAGGTGTCATTCTCGATAGAGATCACAGGACCAGACCCAGAGGATTTCGACTTCTCGGTCGGCATCGCGCAGTCGATCTACTGCGTCGATTCGGGCCGGTATCCGATAGCGGTCGGCTACGCGGTCAGAGACATGGACGGCATCTCGACGAACGATCTGCTGATGCTCGAATACGAGTTCTACACCAGCAACATTAGATGCTCGGTCGATCACGAGATCGGCATAAGCGCGTTAAGCCCTCCAATCGATCCCGATGGAGGATGGAAGATACCGCAGCGACCGTCGTTCTCTGCCATCGCCAAAATCACCAAACAGTCCGTCGTCGGCGGTTCGTTCTCCGAGGTGCGCCGATGGCTCGCGTACTACGCAGTGTTTCCGACAGAGCGCACCGTCGGATACTATCAGGAGCCGAGGCCGTTCTACCCGCTGCTCGAAGAAATACCGGACGTGCCGTTCGACGAGACGTGGTACGACAACAACTTCTCGTTCATCGCGCACATCAACTCCGTCGATCTGTCGGCGTGCGCCGTATCTCTGAGCGCTGTCATCGCGACTCTAGGAGCCACTCCAAAATCTGGAGGATACGTCTATGGTTGCGAGGTCAATCTCAACCGAGTGATCGTGTGGAACGAGATCAAGACCGAGAAGACCATCGGATACCCGTTCCTGAAGCCCATCGTCGCCAGCTATCTAGACATGACCTCCGATCACCCGGACATCGATAGCGCGGACAGGATTTACCCGAACGCGACGCTCGACTACCTGTATTACGGCACCGCGTCGGTAGGAGGCAAGACGTGCGACGCCGCGACGCTAACGGTGCGCGACGGTCATCCGACCGATGAGAGGACGCTCTCGTCAACGCTCGCGAGAGCGTACTTCAACGGCAGCATCGCGAGCGGAGTGGCCGAGTTTCCTCTCTCGGTGTCGTATTCGGTATACGCGAACTGCCCGCTGTTCTCCGGTCACGCCAGAGTCTACTACCCGGCCATATACTCGTTCTTCGACGGGTATCCGAACGTGAGGCCCGGGATGCGGTGGACCAAGACCGGGTTCGGTGAGTGGGAGCCAGGAAGCCAATCGTTCTCGGGATACCCGTATGGCATCGTGATGGCGAGCCGCATCTTCGGACAGACGTGTGCTACGCTATCGACCGCTCCAGGCCGGGCTATCCACGCGCATCCGAGCGGGTCGTGGTCGATCTTCAGCGGTCCTTTCGCCTGCCAGCGTTCGGTCGTAAACTACTCGGAAGAAATACCGGACAACTTCGAGCAGTGCGTGATAGACGTCGTCCGGTTAGACGACTCCGAGAGCAAGTCCACGACGCACGTCGCGCTGATGAACGAGGCGTTCGGCAAAACTCTTTCCGAAGAAGACTTTTATTTCAAGTTCAGGAAGGTCGACGTCATTCCAGAGTTCGAGATGATGTTAAGCCATCCGTCTCCTGTCGGGTGGCAGTTCACGACGGGTTTTCCTATAGGCGTCGCGCTGTCAGGCGAAGATATCGTCGGAATGTTCCCGTTATTTTACTCGTGCTTCGACAACACGTTCTTGAACCTGACGGACGGCGGATTAGGAACACCGATCTATCTCGCGTTCCCGACTCCGAGATTCGAATCGCTGTTTTACCCATAGAGGAACCGGAAGATGCCGTGGATAGATGCGACAGACGTTTCTTACTGGGATCAAACAAACTCTGGCAGGCAAGGCTCTTGGAGCGGAACATCGTGGGTTCCAGATAGTGTTTATTCTACGAACGCGATAAGGCAGTTCTTCAAGGATGGATGGATGGACGGACAGAGGCCGGATTACTGGAGATTTACCGTAAGCGTTTCGAGTGGAGCACAAGGAAACACCGATGATCTTGCTGCGTATGTTGCAGACAGTTCTTATTCTTATAATTGGGATATAAACGTCAGCGTTCTTAATTTTGCACTGTCAAGCGGAAACAACGAGATACAGGATGGAATATTTATAGATGGTGGAAACTCTCATTTGGGAGACTTGTGGTTTATAAGATTCAGCGGAAGGAGCACAATGTCGTACACGATAACAAAAATAGAGTTTTTCGATTCAATCGATTGCTCTTGCTGGATGCAGTACGTTGACTGCATTGAAGAATGCGTTTGAAATACAACGGCAGATCGGAACATGTAGACGATATCAAGTCTTTATCGTACAGGAAAAAGGCGTGCGACGGCTGCGAGATGAAAGAGCTTCTCTACTCCGATCTTTTCAAGATGGGTTATCTCAGGTGTGGCGCGTGCGGTTGCCCGATAGCCACGAAAGTTCTGTTCGGTTCATGCCCTTTGGGCAAATGGTGATAGCATGTCTCTGAGCGTTTCCACCGGCCTTCGAGCCGGCATGATGAACTCGTCCGGCGCGAAGGAGTTGCTCGACGGCGGTCTGATCAAGGTTTTTTCAGGCACACCACCAGCGAGCGCAGACGCGGCGCAGACCGGAACCGTGCTGTGGACTATATCGGCCAACGGCGCTGGCACCGGCCTGACCTGGACATCGGCGAGCGGCGAGATCAGCAAAGCTGGCGGCGCGGTCTGGCAGGGCGCGACCACCGCCGGAACGGCCACCTACTTCCGAGTCATCGGATCGGCCGACACCGGCGCGCTCTCCACCACCGAGCCGAGAATCCAGGGTTCGGTAGGGGTGTCGGCGACGAGCGACATGGTGTTGAGCAGCACCACGTTCGTGACCGATGCCGCCACGAACGCGCGCGTTCTCGGTGCCGCCAGCTTCGTGCTTCCGACGCTGTAACCGACATGCTCAGGTTCAGCACCGGGCTTCGCAACGCGCTCGCCGCAGAGTACGGTCTCGGCGCGATGATGAACGGAGGCGTCATACGTGTGTACGGCGGCATACCTCCGGCGTCTCCCGATCTCGCTCCCAGCTCGACACATATCGGCAACATCACGACGGACGGAAAGGTGTTCGTGCCGTTCGACGACCCGAACGGCGCAGGGCTGATGTTGCAGTTCATCGAGCCGGGCGGCCTGATGAACTTCGGATCGTGGGTTCTGAAAGGGATCGCGAGCGGGACCGCTTCGTGGTTCCGCTGGCACTGGAAGTGGGAGGACGATCTCGGAGACAGCAGCCTGTATCCGAGAGTGGACGGCGACATCGGGCTGACCGACAGCTCGTCAGCGCTACGCCTGTCGAGCCGCTCGATCACATCGACGACCGCGAAACAGATCGAGACGTTCGTCATTAAGCTTCAGATGGGAGACTGACATGGCCGTATGCGTCCTGTACAAGAACACAGGAATCGGATTCAGATCAATAAACCCGAGCATACGGCAACATCCATCGAACGCGGTCAACGGATCGTCTGTAATATGGAAGAAGCCGGTGCCGAGCGCGTCCGGCAGATGGCTCGACCCGATCCGTCCAGGCGCGTTCGCGCTGCACGTCGGAAAGGACAGTGGCGGCGGCGTCGTGACCGGCAATGGCGACGTGAAGGTTCCGGTCTTCGTGGGAGAATCTCAGGAATGACCGCATGGCGACTCTGATAAATACGTACAGACCCGGATGGAACTCTGGAGCGAGAAGCATCTCGTCGATCAAGGGAGACGGCGGAGCGTCGTGGACGGTCGGACAGTCCATCGGAATCGTCTGCGGTCTCAACGACAACGACGGATCGGCGGGTATCAAAGAGATTGATCACGCTTTCTATATCAACTCGTCTAAATACAGAATCATAGAGAGCGGAGCATTTAAATCATCCGAGTCAAGCTTCTCTGAAGGAGCCGTTTTCAGGATCGAGCGACTCGGAGGAACGGTTCGCTACTACGTCGACGGAAGTCTAGTCTACACCAGCCTGAATACGTCTGAAGGCGAGGTGTTCGTCGATTGCTCGCTATACTTCTATCTCGACTCGATCATCGGTCTCGAAGTTTTCGACCTGTTTTACTGCGATGTCGGCGGCGGTCTGAATCCTATCGTCGGCGCTCTCGTCGAATCTGGCGTCGAGTTTGTTCGCGGAAACGTCGGTCCGATATCCGGCTCTCTGGTGCTGGCGGACTCGTCGAGAGTCGTCGGCAATATTCCGTACCTGAAAGGCATCATCCTCGAAGACGGAGTGACAGTCGTCGTCGTCAGGGGTGAGTTCGCTCCGGCGACTGGACGCGCTGACGAAATTTCGATCACACCGGAATACGACGCGATCTTCGGCTATCTCGAGCCGCCGACCGGAAAGCTGTTCGAGTTCGCCTTTTCGAGCGACGTTTCCGGAGAGTTCGAGAGCCTGGTCGGATTCCTGATAGAAGACGGCATCGGAGCGATTCGCGGCACATTCGAGCCGTTAGAGTCGACGGTCTACATAACTCCTCAGTACATCGTCTACGCGACGTGGCCTTCGTGGACCATCGACTTCTCCGGCTACGACGATGTCTACGCTCTGCACGAAGCGATCTACAGATCGAGCGCGCTCAGGCACCACACCGTCGCGTACTCGCTCGGTGACGAGCACTGGAGGATTCATTCGATCTCGTGGTCGACCTATGCCAGCTCGATCCACTCGGCTCTGTACGATGTCGTTCTGGCGAGCGCATCCGCGAGCGATCACCGGCTTCACGAGTCGCTCTACTCCGTGATCGGATCCGATCCGGCGACAAGCGCCATCAGAGTTCACGAGGTCTCGTACTCCGGCAGCTCTGTCTCTATCAGCTCTGCATCGGCCTATCACAGCGTGTCGTACTCAGTGTTCGTTCCGGCCAGGAGACTGCACGAGGCGATCTACAAGTCTGTCGTTCTCGGCCAGAGACTTCACGCGACATCCTGGAGAGCGGACACAGACACGCGGTTCGCCAGGATTCACGAGACGCGCTACCGCACGTCGGACACGAGCACGATCATCGACGCCGGAACCGTCACGGTAGGAGACGGAAACCTTCGCGCCTACGACTTTCTCGACATCTCCATCACTGCGGACGAAAACTCGCCGTACTGGCAGTGCGAGATGACTCTGAAGGACGCGAGAGACTACGTCCGGTTTCCGAGAGACGCGCCGTTCGTGATCCGGCTGTTCGGAGTGGATTTCAACTTCATCGTCGACAGCAGGACGCTGAGCCGCAGCATCGACGACTCGGGCAACTACATCGAAACCTGCACCATCGGCGGTCTGTCGCCTCTGGTCGCCAAGGCGAGACCTCGCGCGGCCCGCATCACCGAGACGTGGGAGACACCGGCGCTCGCGTCGTCCATCGTCGAAGACCTGATCGGAACCGTGACGTGGAACCTGGTGGACTGGAGCATTCCGTCCTATCGTCTCGCGGCCGAGCGGGCCGATCCTCTCGAAGTCGCAAAGCAAGTTGTGACGGCGGTCGGCGGTCTGATCGAGTCTCGGCCTGACGGGACGGTGGTGTGCCGCCACCTGTGGCCCACGTCAATCGCGTCGCTCGGTTCCGCCATAGTTGACCACACGCTCGACGAGCGCGTCATTTACGCCGCCAGCGAGTCTCATACCCAGGACGAGCTGATCGACAGGGTTCGCGTATACGACGGCGAGGCGGCCTTCCAGGACCGTCTGGAGTACGTTCCAGACAAGATCGGAGGGAGCGACGACCCGCGCAACGGCACGCTGTACGCCTTCGTGTCTCCGTGGCGAGAGGGGCTGCGCATCGTCACCACGCGACCGTCGAAAATCTCGCTCGGCTCAGTCACGGAAGGCACCAGGGTCATCGGAGACTCGAACGATGACTATCCGGCCGAGACCGTCACGTTCTCCGAGCGAACCGGATCGACGCAGTACCCGATCATGGCGCTGACCGCGCTGGACTGGCTGGACGAGAATCTCGGATCGGTGACGGCCCAGCCCTACGCGACGACAATCGAGGCCGGCAACGGATCCTACGGCGGCTACAGTCTCGCGAATGTGCAGTACGTCGCGCGCTACCTGTCGGTTCCTGTGAGCTGCGTCGAGACCGTCGAAGAAATAGAAGCGCAATTCCTTTTGCTGGAGAACCAAGATGCCTGAAATCGTTGTCGCCACGCTGAACGTCAACTTCTCGGAAGAAACCGCGTCGACGACCGGAGTGCTGAAACTCGAAATCGACGACCGCGAGAACGGACTGAACGGCGGCGACACCTCGTTCCAGCCAGGAGACACCGTCGGGTTCTGGCTGTTCAAAGACTCGAACGTCACGCTCAACACGTCGGTCCCGGTCTCTACCTCTGGCGGCGTGACCGGAGCTGGCACCGGATCGATTGCGGTTGACGAGTACATCACGTTCTCGAACAGCGACACCGCATCTCTCGGCTATCCGCCGACAGGCTCGGTCACGCTCCAGTGGATCGGCAGGGCGTACAAGATCGACGGGACGAGCGTCACCACCAACACGACGCTGCCGGAGCGCACCCGCTCGCAGCTCAAGATGGCAGACGGATCGCAGATGATGGGCGTGCTGAGGGCGACGTACACGGCGAGCGGATCGCTCTACCGGCTGCGCTCGGTTCCCGAAGACATCACAGAGGCGCTGATCTTCGCCATCGGGACGGTCGCGTGACCGACATCGCGGTGGTTCGCGGAGAGGGAACCTCTCCTGGAGACGACGTGCTCGACGTGCTGCTGAGCGATCTGTCGGCGGCGCTCAGCCGTGGTCGGGCCGAACTCGATCAAGGCGCGCTGGCCGACGCTCCGAACCTGGAGATCAAGCTGCGCGACGTGCGGCTCGGCCAAATCGTGGAGGTGGACGACTCGGCCATCGGACGGTGGCGAGGAAAAGTGACCGGAGTCGGCCATCGCATATCGGTGGACGACTCCGGCAACCTGTCCGGCTCGACATCGCTCAATCTAAGGAAACCGCGCTGATGCACCCTCTCGAACGGATCAAGCGACTGCTGTCTGATCGTTCTGCACCGAACGGCAAAGTGATCGGCACCGACGGAAACTACGTGACGCTGGCGACCTCGCAAGGCTCGAAGCGCGTCATGAAAGCCAGCGGAGACGCGACCTCGTACCGGGTCGGAGACGAGGTCGTGCTGGCGAACGGTCAGATCGTCGGAAGACGAGTCCGACAACCGACGACCTACGTGGTCTAGGTTTCGTCGTTGACGGCCAGCAGCAGATCGATGCGCTCGATCAGCATCTCGGTCTCTTCAATCACGTCGCTGTCGTGCGCGTCGAACCCGTACTTGTTCGCGACCATCCTCGCTTCCTCGTGCGCTTCGACGATATAGCCTCTCGCCGTCCTGAGCGTGTCGACGGACACCTCTTTGAGCACCGTGTCCAGCGAGACCTCTTGGTCGTCATCGGAGATGGATCGGTAGATCGCGCGCAGGTTGTCTTCGGCTTCGGTCATCTGTTTTCTCCAAGATAAACCACCGCTCGCGCGGTGGCTGTAGGTTTGACGGTCAGGCTACGAGATCAGTGGCACCCGCTCTTGCAGTATCCTGGATCGCCTTTGTCGCCCTTGTCTCCTTTGTCGCCCTTCGGTCCTTGCGGTCCGGTATCTCCTTTCTCGCCTTGCGGTCCTGTTGCACCAGGGATGCCGTCTCCGTCTCGTCCTTTCTCGCCTTGCGGTCCCTGCGGTCCTTGATCGCCCTTCGGGCCTTGTGGTCCGGTCGCGCCATCGTTTCCTTTCTGTCCTTGTGGTCCAACGGCTCCGACATCGCCCTTGTCGCCCTTCGGTCCCGGGATGCCATCGCCGTCTCGTCCCTTTTCTCCTTGCGGGCCTGTGGCTCCGGTATCTCCTTTATCTCCTTTATCTCCTTTCTCGCCAGGATCGCCCTTCGGACCTGGAACGCTGACGCCGAGACCGTCGTTGCCGCGCTCGCCCTGCGGTCCTTGAGGCCCTGGAACCGGTTTCAGCGCGATCATCAGACGAGGCTGATGGCCGGTCAACTCGTTTTCCTTCGAGTCCAGTGCGACCGTCACTCCATCGGTCTTAGTGCGGATCGCGAACCCGACCTCTCGATCTCGGTTGTGGATCGCCTTTTTGACAGGATCGGTCACGTCGACCAGCACGAACTGACGGGCCGCCGAGACGGCTCGCTCGTGGAACGCATCTCCGATCACCGGCTTGGTCTCAAAGGTGACGGCGTCTTCCGAGTAACCGATATCGGTTTGCGAGAACTCCAGCAATGCTTCTGCCGCAACTCCATCTTTGGACTTGATCGAACTCAACCAAACCCACAGGCTGGCTTTTTCGATGTCGTCAGCGTTCTCCGGCAACGTGCTGCTCTCGTCGAGATGGAATGCGATCAGGCCGGAAGACCGATCAGACACGACGATTGCGCCTTCTGCGCCGAAGTTGTCGGCAGGACGTGTGATGTCGATCACGGTATCTGAAATGACAGGAACTTCGTGCGCTCCTCCAGCGTTTGCTGACGCACAAAGGCACAACAAAAATAGTGAGATTGCGGCTTTTTTCACTTTATCTCCTAACTCGTTTAAATTGCTATTGATGGGTTGTGCTGTGTTGACTGCGATGGCTCGCTAAATTGCTATGGGTTTCTTGGCTTTAATGGCTCGCTTATTTTGCTTGGGTGACTTCCGGTTTGTGGCTCGCTTGTGTTTCTGGTGGTCTAAATATTGTTGGCTCGCTAACTTTGTTTGGATGTCTCGGTAAAAGTGGCTCGCTCATTGTTGGTGGTTGTCTCGTTTGTTCAGGCTCGCTCATTCTTGATGGGCTTCTCGGCTGCTTTGGCTCGCTTCACTTCTTTGGGCGTATCGGTGATATTGGCTCGCTTTGAACCATTGGGCGTCTTGGGAAAGCTGGCTCGCTTTGAACATTTGGGTTTCTCGTCATTGTCGGCTAATCAGCTTTGCTGTGGACGATTCCGAGCTTTCCTTCGTGGTACGGAGTCGACAGTTCGAGACCTTCGATCTCGCGCCACGCCTTGTAAAGATTCAATAAGAAAAATTTTATCATATATCTCTTCGCCATGTTGTTGCGGTGCGCTTTGGTCTTCTCTGCGTGCGCCGGATGGTTTTCGAGACGGTGCTTGTAGTCTCGGTAGATCGGAGCGTAGATCGGGTTTGAGAGCTTGATGAAGCTGTTCGCCAGCACGCCGATCAGCTTGGTCTTCAGGAACGGATTGAACGTGATCGAGTTGCGCTCGCACTCGACTCCATCCTTGTTTTTGTACTTCACCTTGACGAGATGTTCGGCGCGTCGACTTCTGCCTTTGCCGTCTGCTGCGGTATCAAGGCCGCAAAGTTTCCAGAGAGACGACGGATAGCGCGCCTTCGAGATATCGATCTCCGACACGATCACGCCGGCCATCGCTGGTCCGATGCCGCGAACGTGCTTCAGGTACTCGGTATAGATCGGAACGTCTTCTAGCGCCTGATCGATCCTCTTGAAGTGACGGATCTCGTCGTCTTCCAGATCGACGTACTGCCCGACGAGACAGAGTTCTGTGAAGCTTGAGATGATCTCGTCGCCGACGAAGCTATTGTGCTTCGGAAACCTTTTGACGCCGTCGGTGATCTTCTTGTAGCTGGAGCGCAAGTCGCTCAGGATTTGCTTGGCGTCGTCGTCCAGCTCGTCTTCGGACTCGCTCGGAGCTTGGCCGAGCTTGGCCTTGAAGTTGGCGACGATCCGGTTGCCCATCTGGATGCGGAGCGCCTGGATGTCGTAGGCACCGCGCACGATGACGCGAATGTCGTGTTGCAGCATCGTTTAACTCCTCGCTTTATACTGTCTGTTTTCTTTCTATCAACAGCTCTATTCAGACTATATTATACCAGCAATACCATTAATTATCAAGCTCTCGTCAATATGTCGATCAACCAGTATTGGTCTGTTTTACGGTGATCCCAGTGTTCTTGATGATTGATCAGAAACTTTCGTACCTCGCTTCTTTTTATTCTGGTGATCTTCTTGATGCCGTCCGGGTTTTGCACCTTCGCCTTAATTATGCCGAGATTGACGAATCTCCAGACGGTGGTGTGGTTGAGTCCGAGCGCTATCGCCAGACCGTGCGGAGTGTAGCCTAGCGTTTCATGGTCGAGATCGACATCGCTGGAAATGTTCTCCCTGATTCGCTTCAATACGACCACTCTCTCGCTGCGATCATAGCCTCTATAGGCGAGCAACTCGCTCATTTTCTTGTTGGTCAGAGCGCGATGCTCGAAGTTATAGAGGATGTCGAGTTCAGGCTTGGACTATATCCTGCGTCCCACTGCCAGTCACTCGACCAATAAAAGATTGGCTCCGTTGACTCCCCTCGATATGCCTTCGACGAACACGATCACGTCATCTCCATAACAGAGAGGTTCTCTGCATACTACGACCTTGTACGTTCCAGGATACAGCGGAGATGCGCTCGTCGCTTCGACGATATCTCCTGGCTCGAATATGTTAAACGTCCTGCTGAACTCAATTGTTTTTTCGTACATGGACATCTCCAATAGCTTCGTTGTTTGCGTGTTCGGAGAAGCCTTTTCGCTTGCGCGTGTCAACGCAAACGTCTTGCCCTCCGTTCGGATAGTGAGATCTGCCAATCGCGCATCCGTTCATCTTGCGGTATCGGCAGCCGATACATCCTGAGGCTTCTATCATTTGATGTTTGTTGCCTTTACTGAGAGTTTTGCCCTGCGCTCGATCTCTCTCTCGACGACGGCCTGAACGACTGAGTGAAGCAGCGCATCGACGTGCGACTTGACCTCGCTCTCGAAGTCGATGGACGCGAGTTGACGCTCGATCTCCTCTCTAAGTTGTGACTCGATGCGGCGGTTGATGTGCCTGACTGCGTCGCTGTCTCCGATCTCTGTCTCTCTGAAGAACCGCCTGACCGAGCTTTCGACGATCTCGAACAGGTGGATGTCCGGTATGTCAAGCGTCAGGTTCATCGAGATACAGCTCCACGACATCGAACAAGAACTTGAATACCATCGCGCACGTCGCCGCGAGAGCGACGACCATCAATCTATAGCCCATCGAGATGCCGGACAGTATCGAGATAAAGAAAACCAGCAGGTAGTCGTTCAGCACGACTCGTTCCACGGTGGCAAATGAGCCTCCCAGTGCGGAGAGAACTCGGTGATGTATCGCTCTCGCGGAGAGATTCTGCTGGAGTATGGACCGCATCCGTTGCTGGCGACCTTCGCTTGGAACTCGTTCTTTCCGATCATGATGCCGATCCAGAAGCAGCGCTCGTCGATCTCGTTGACGACGGCAGGAACGCTGCCTAGCGAGTAGTGATAGGTGACTTCGCTGCCGACGACCAGCGATCCCAACCAGCTTTTCGACGGTTCGTTTGTCATCAGAAATAATTCAACCTATCAAAACTGCTGATGATCTTTGCCGATAAACGGAAAGCGCGGCTCCTCGATTGGTCTGATCTACAATCAAACGCTTGCGTCATGAGAAACGATACGAGTGATTGGTTATCGTTTTCTCCAAACTCATGCGCTTTTGCTATGCGCATCAAGTCTTCGATGCCTTCTACCAAAATGTCGTTGTTTTCGTTAAACCATTGCATTTGAATTACCTTAAATGAGTTTGTTGTTCATTAAGATAGTGCGCTGTTAAGCCCTTTCGAGCCGACCGTTGTACGATCCAGTGTTGCCACAGGTCGCGCCCACCTCAAGACGTTACTCGGTGATCTCGTACTGCTTCAGAGCTTCGCGAGCCGCTTTCTTGTCAAGACCTTCGACCAGGGCCTTCAGCCACGCCGGACGAGGGCCGCGACCGGTGAAGGTCTCGTCGCGGTTGTTCGGGTTGCGATACTTCGGTTTGGCCTCGACGGTCTCGCGGAACAGGGAGATCGGCTTGATGCCGAGCGCAGCGGCACAGGTCTTGACCTGATCGGCCAAGCGAAGCAGATCGGTGTGCGCGCGGTCGCGGGCGGATTCTTTGGCGGCTTCGGCTGCCGCAACAATCGCGTTCAGCTCGTCGACGGTCTTATCTTCGAAATTCATTGTGTTTCCTCGTTTTACCGTGATATTCGTTTAACTTGATCAGTATACCAGCACAGATCCATTATATCAACAGCAGTGCTTGTACAGTATCGCGGTCGCCTCGTTCCTGAATCGAGAGGAGAATTGAGTTTTGTTGAATTGCGCGTCTTCGGTGGACAGCAATTGACTGAGCGCTGTCCACTTTTTCAGGAACACTCCGATCTCGTCGAAGCGTCTGTTATCGCTCTCGATCATATTTACGGCCTCTCTCGCTCTCGCTCTGAACTGAGTCCATTCGAGATCGCTCATTTCTTTCGGATCGTCTGGAAGCGGCATCCGCAGCACGCCAAGCAGCATCGCATCACTCATTTGTTTCTCCAATCGAGCGACGAGTGCCGTATACAAGGTACGGATATCCGTTTCCGTGATTCACTCCGGCCACTATATGAACGATTTCAAGCTCTGGATCGTCGTAATAAAACCGCAGAACATCACGGATGTACCGAGCCGTCGCGCGCTTCTGCCAGTCAGAACTAGAAACGGATAGCGACGTGTCCGCGCTCTCGAATGACGCTCTCATCTTCTTAGAGTCCCACTCGAACAACCTGTCGGAGTAGTCGTAGTGAATTCCGTCGATCATCAGAGTTCCGTTAATATCGATCAGTTTTTCAGGCTCAGAGCAGAACTCCGTTCGCTCGTTCTTGTAGAGTCTGTCAGTATAGTGCGGTGATGTGTTGATGACGGCATCGAGACTCTTCGTGCCTTTGTATTTTGAAGTTCCATTAGTCATCGGCATAATCATTTTCTTGCTCCTCGTCATGTTTCTTGTATCGCACTCGCTTGTACACCATGCTCCTATCGACGCCGAGCGCGTTCGCGATCTCGGTGATCTTCATGCCGTAGTCGTACAGGTACTGCACTGTGAAGTCGAACTGCGATGGCTCCATGATGCGTCTCGACGTGAAGTGAGGTCTAGGCACCTTGCCGCCGCGCTCGATCCAAGCGGAGATCGCGTTGCGCCCGAGATGCTTGCCGACCGGATGGTTCGGGTCGGACAGCATCCCGAGGATGATCGCCACCAGCAGACGCTCCCTGTCCATAATATCCTTGAGCGGATCGAGCCTGGAACGCAACCCGTCGTAGTGCTCGATGGCGCGCATGACCATCTCGACCGGGTCTTCCGGCAGATCAGCAGTCATCGCTCGTTGAAAATCATTTTAGTTTATCAGTCACAAGACCCAGACCCAGACCTAGACCCAGACCCAGACCTAGACCAAGACATAGACCTAGACCAAGACATAGACCAAGACCCAGACCTAGACCTAGACCAAGACATAGACCAAGACCTAGACCTAGACCTAGACCAAGACCCAGACCTAGACCTAGACCAAGACATAGACCAAGACCTAGACCTAGACATAGACCAAGATTTACATAGAATTGAAGCGTTCATTTTTGAGTACCAGGAATTTTCGATATCCACTCGCATACGTCGATGATCGATCCTCGACCAATAAGTACAGCCATTGATACAGGATATGGCTCGCACTCATTGATGTCTCCATCGGCGATAAACTGGCTCCACCTTCCTGTTTCTGGAATCCAGACAACATTGCTTAGCGTCAATTCGAGTTCACCGACCGCCAAGAGCTTTCCTATATAAATCATGGTAACGGTGCGCACCATGACCTCTTTTCCTACCAGCCCGGCGCTTTCATACGGGCAATTTGATCTTTTTTCTACAGAACAGCGAAACATCTCTGCAAGAGACTTTGCCTGCCCTATCGTCAAGTCATCAAGGTTCATTTCGTTTCTCCTAAAAAGACAAAATAGCAAATACTTTGGTTAACAACAACAACTCAGTCGTCATCTCTCGTTTCGAGCGATCCATCGGCGTTGATCGCGATCAGCCTCTTTCCGCACTCTCCGCGCTCTGCGATCCAGACTGGCGTCGTTTCGTCCATCTCGAACGATCCGCCTTTCCAGCCTTCGAACGTCTTACCCATCGCGTACTTGCAGATCGCGATCAGGTCGCAAACCTTCATCCTCTCTCCTGCCGGCTCGAACGCCACGTCATCGTAATAGCCTCGATAGCTGTGCGGGCGCTTGAACCCTTCCACGAGATCGATAGCGTGCAGTCCATCGAGAGTTTTCAGCAACGATCCGAGCGTCATCTGCGTCTCGGCTCGCTCTTGCTGCCACGCTTTTCCAATGGTGGAGAACAGGTTTTCGAACTCAGATTTAGTCATCACAACCTCGACATATCAATTCCGTCTGTTCTCTTTCCGCACCTGACGCACGGGCCTCCGACATATCCTGTACTCGCAACAGACTGCTCTTTCTCGCAATTCGGACACGTCACGTCCATCCACAAAAAGTGATCGCCTCTTTCGATCTCTTGTACGGTGAAGCCTACTTTCTTTAATCCTTCAATTTTAGGATATTGTTTTATTTTCATAGATCAACTCCAGTGTTTATTTTATTGATTGCTTTTAAACATCACGCAGCCGAAGTTCGGACCTGTTTTTAGCGAGGTCCACATCGTATCGTCTTCCGCGTCTGCGGAAATCGCGAAGTTATCTTCGATCACATCTTCGTTAATATCCACGAAATGGACGGCATCGCATACGTGGATCGTGTAAGCAGGATAGATTGTCGATGCCTTCCAGTTCTTGCAGTCTTTGCAGTTACCTATCACGTCATCCTCTCTTCGAGCCACACGTTTTCCGACTTGCCTTCGAGATCGAAGGAGTATCGCGACATCACGCTCGCCCTGTCGGAGAACGATCCTGCGAACACCTCTGTTGCAGACACCGCGAGCACCACGCCTTTCTGGCGGATCTTCTGACCTCCAAGATCGGCGCACACCCAAACCTGCTGGCCTTCGTGAAACATCATCTAAACTCTCCAGATCAGTTATTTGTTTGTCTTTGATTTCAGCGAATCGCTCTCGCTTAGATAATCGAAAAGCGGCTCGCTGATCTGTAGTCCTAAAGCAGCGATCAGAACGATCAGCACGCTGAAGCTGATAACAGGAATGCCGTTCTCGCTCATCGTGTAGATGATAGCGAAGTACAATAAAGCGTTAACAATGTTTTTCATTTATATGTCCTTTAGCTGAACTCGCCTACGATCAAATCCCACGTTCCGGCACCGTGCCCGACGCAGTGTCGGCCGATCCTGTGACGCAGCAGGTTGTTAGGACCTCTCTCGGAATCGTTCTTGCGGTGAAACTCGGCCTCGTCTCGATATTGCATGGGTTCGAGATTATTCATGTTCCAGATCGACGCTCTTGAATCGAAGCTAATCAATGCTTCTCGCACTGTGATTTCATCAATCATATCTTCGACGCTGACGAGATCTCCGTATTCGTTCTCGATGAAGCCAGTCTTGAACCTCTCGATCCAATCGTCGAGAGACTTTATTCCAATCGACGGATCGACGTGAAGGCCGAAGCACCAGCCTGCACTCGACTTTCCGATATGCAGCCTCACCTCGTCAGGATCTCGGCGACCGCAATGCTGGCACGTAGTGTCCTCTTTTACCCAGTAATAGTTCGTTCCCATGTTCGCTCCTCATTCAATATCGCCGTCCTTGGCGATGATGCTCAACAGTGTTTTTCAATCAAAAATCAATCGAGTCGTCGAAGTCGTTTCCTGCATTTGATGGAACTGGCGCTTGAGCTTGAGCAGAGCGAGACTCGCCGTCGTTCTTGCCGCCAAGCATCCTCATATCGCTGCCGACGATCTCGGTGGTGTAGCGGTCCTGTCCGTCCTTGTCCTGCCACTTGCGCGTTTGAAGTTTGCCTTCGAGATAAATCTTGCTGCCTTTCTTCAGGTATTGGCCAACGATCTCGGCCAACTTGTCGAAGAACGTGACTTTGTGCCATTCCGTCTTCTCCTGCTTCTGGCCGGTGTTCTTGTCCTTCCAGCTCTCGCTGGTCGCGACGGTCACGTTCGCGATGGGCTTTCCTGCTGACGTGTAGCGTATTTCAGGGTCTTTTCCGATGTTACCGACAATGATGACTTTGTTCACAGAACTCATATCACTCGCCTTTCGATTGCGTTGCACAGAATTTTGTATCTGCGGAAGCCGTTGCTTCATCGGTCGCTCTCGTTGAAAGCGACCTGTGAAACATTCGCTATTTATTGATTATAGCATAATCGTATATCATTCCGCAATTGTTGCACTGCCTCGACGCTCCGAGATGCTCGGTATTCTTGCTCTTGCAGTTAGGACACACAACGCTTCTCGATGCGCTCTTTTGATCTCGGTTCTCGTTGATCTCGCGCATCTTGTTGCGTCTCAGGTAATTCGCCATTGTTTTAGTGTTCTCCAAGGCAGTCAATTGCCGTTGATGCTATCGTTGATCGATGTGAGCATGGTAGTCTCCGATAAACTCGAAGCACCAGTAACCGCATTCTTCTTTCAGGAAGAAGATCGCCCACGGACACTTGTATGCGGCGAACTTGCGGGTCTTCGCTTTTACGAACTCTTTTCTCATGACAGCAACTCCATCCAATCGTCCAGTTGAAAGTACGTGTCGTTCGGGTACAGCACGTTGATCGCCCTGGTGACGGCCACGTAGTAGATGTACACCTCGAACCGCTTGACCTTGTGGCGGCGGTCCTTCTCGCTGTAGCCAACCAGCTTCGGGAAGTCGATGGAGGACAGCTTGACCTCGCCCCACTGAGCGCCCTTGGCCTTGTGGACCGTGCTGATGATCACGTCGGCCTTGTGCGCCGGCATCTCTCCAGCCTCGCGCAACTCCTCGCAGAAGTGTGGGATCTGGCTCCCGTACTTCTCGACCTGGTTCCACAGCACGGACAGGTCTGGATCGTGCTCCTTCAACTGCTCGACCTCGTTCCAGTCCGCGATGGCGAGCAGCGACGGGTGCGTCACCTTGTCTCGGTCGCCGATGGAGAGATGGTAGCCCGATTCGAGCAGGCTCGTCGACTCCATCAGGTTGCCGACGACGTGGATGCTGCGGCCCTTGCGCACCGCGTCAAGAGACTCGGCCAGCAGCCCGGTGTTGGTCCGGCACAGCACGGTATGGCGACCGTTCGGAGGATCGAGGCTCAGCTTCGACGGGCCGCCGATACCGACCAGCGGCGGCGCGTTCAGCTTGAGCAGCGCCAGCACCTTGTTCGCGGCGTCCGCCACGGCTGGACCGAACCTCCAGCTCTCGGTCAGGTACTTGTGGACGCTCGCCATCTCGTCGAGGTTCTGGATGCTGCCGAGCCACGAGTAGAGTTGCTGGCAGTCGTCGCCGGTGTAGACCACAGGAGCGCCGATCCTGGCGATCATCGCCGCGTCGCATGGCGTGATGTCCTGAGACTCGTCCACAACCACCTTGTCGTATCGCCCGATACCGGGGCATCCGTCGAGCCGGAACAGGGTGCGAATGTCGTTGAAGTCGACCGGCATCTCCTTGTCGCGAAGGTTGCGCTTCATCATCCACAACTTGCGCGCGGCGATCACGACCTCGTCGCGAAACCCGTCCTGCTCGGCTCTCGGCTTCGCGTGCCACGTCTCCTTCGGTACGTGCCAGCGGTCGATGAGCATGTCGGCGCTGGAGTTGAACCGCTGGATGGTGGCCCTGGCGGCGTGTACGATCATCGGATCGACGCCGAACCGCTCGGCGTACCGCTTCGCCTGGAAACGCCATTTGAGTCGGTGCTTGTACTTGAAACCGTGCGTCGGCCACGCGAGACCGTGGAAGGTCTTGCAGGCCACGTTAGTCGGCATCCGCTTTTTAGCCTCGTCCTTCACAGATGCGTTGAACGACAGGTTGAGAACCTTAGCGCTCGCGTTGCTCCTGCAACCGAGTTCGTTGAGGCTCGTCTTGCCGGCTCCGGCCCTCGCTTTGATCAGAAGGTGCTCCGTGTTCCAGAACACGTCGAGCGCCGCCTGTTGCTGGTTTGATGGTGTCATAGTTTTCCTTTTCGTCGAACGGAGTCTGAACGAACTCCATCAGATGCGCTCTCGCGAGAGCGCACCAGGCAGTTTATTCTATCGGAGACCACTCGCCGGCTTCGGTGAGTTCGATGATTCGTTCAACTTGCCATTGCAATTCTGCTGCCCTTGACGCTGACCATGCCGCTGACCTTGACGCTGACCATGCCGCTGACCTTGACGCTGACCATGCCGCTGACCTTGCCTCCATTAATTCATAATCGCTCGCATCTCCGAACGCTCGTCTTCTCGCAACGACAAGCGCGTTAATGCTTCGATCATCGCGCATCAGATTCATGACACGTTCTGCACAATCAACAGCGAAATGGCGTATGATCGAACTGTATTCGTCTTGAAGGTTGCAAAAACACCAAACGACATCCTCTTGCGGAACCATCTCCGCGATAGACCTAAAGGAAATAGGAGCGTCGAGATCGTGGTCTTTAGGAATAATGCCACTATCTATAGGGTCATAGCATGGATCGCATTCCATTATTCTTCTAAGCGTGATTGTTATCATTCGATTCACTCCAGTTATTGATGGTTTTCTGCGATCCCGTCGAACACGGCCTCGCACCCTCTCACCATACTTCCGATAGCTTCGATCATGTCGGCGATGGCCTTTTGCTCGTCGGTTCGCGGACGCTGCTTTCTGAGCGACCGGTGCCGCTCGTAGAGCATGTGAAGTGTGCTGTAATTTTCTGTCATTCGTCTTCTCGATTCGGTAGGCATATCCAGTATTCGTGTCGCACGTTATTGCGCTCGTGCGGCCTTTCAACCGAAATATCCCAGGTGGTCTGAGCCTCGATAACCGGGTAATCTCCGCCATCGAATCCGTAGCTTGTCAGCATCCTACCTTTGCTGGAGTCTCCGAATACGTCTCCTTCTGGAGCGCTGTAGCTGCCAAACACGCGCATTTCTGGATGTCTCGCATGAATGACAGCCCAAACTTCCGCGCTTGTCTTCACTCGCATGTAATCGCTCATTCGCATTGCTCTCGTTACGTCGAACACCACGCGCCAGCGATATAGCCGTCCGCTCTCGTCTTGACGACCAAGACCGGACCCCACTTATGGCAGTTTTCTACAATCCAGTCACGCGCTTCGTCGTAATCCTCCATCTCGATATCCGCGACGATAACGCCCGTAGTCGTGCAAGCACTGTTCGATGATCTGTCTCACCTCGTAAATCGCCTCGTCGCGCGTGGTCGCTTTCAGTCTCTCGTCTACGAATTCTGAACCCATGTATCACCTCGTTTAACTCGAACGGAGAACGCCGTCCTTGGCTCGTCAGATCACTGTTTATTGATGGCGTCGATGCGCTCGACGAACGACTTGCGCAGAGACGCGAACTCATCGGTTCCCTTTTGCAGTCCGAGCACTGACGCCGCCTCCATGAAGGTCGCCTTGATGACGGCCTCGCCTGTCAGAGTGGCGAGCCGGTCGAGATAGGCTTGGCGCTTGGCGGCAAACTCCTCGTCGGTCAGCTTCGGAGCCTCTGGAGCGACTTGCTTCTGCTCTGCGCGTTTTTGATCGAACTCTCTCCGAATGTCGTTGACGTATTTGTTGTCGTCGTACATGCCGAGGTGAACGTCCGCAGAGAAGCCGAGCCACGACAGGCATTTCGAGATCGCGTCGGTCAGAGACTTCTTCTTCGCTTCCTCGTCGGTGAACGGCCCGTACTTGTTCTTTCCGACGTAGGTCGTCGCGCCGAACTGCTCGATCTCGCCGCGCTTGCCGTCGATCACGTACCACAGCTTGACTTGCAGGCAGTGGGTCAACTCGTTGCTGGT